CACGCGAGAATGACGTCGCGCTCGAACAGGTGATCGAGCTTGTACGATTCGACCTTCATCCCCACCACCTCAGCCACACGCCTGCGAGAGCTGCGGCGTCCAATCGGTCCTGTTCGTACTCAGCGTGCGCGGTCGCTTCGCGCACGAGGCGCTCGAAGGTCGCATGCGGGAGGTGCTCAGCGACGAGCTCGCGCACGCGCTCCTCTGTGAGCTCTACGCCCTCTCGCGTGAGGGATGCGCGCAAGCGTCGGTGGCGGGCTGCGAGCTCGCGGTGCGCCTTCGACAGCTTGAGCTGCCCACCTCGGCACGTGGCCTCGTGCCAGGCGAACCACTCGCTGCGCTCCTCGAGACGCTTCAACGAGAAGACCCACTTCGGCGGAGGTGGCGTGTGCTTGCGCGGCCGCCGGATGCGCGACGGCACATCGAACAGCTTGCCGTCGCCCCGCATGACGTAGTTCTTCCAGACGTGGACCGAGAAGGCGGACCACGCCGCGGGCGCAACGCGGTACTCGATCAGCAGCGGGAGCGCCTGCACGAGCGCGTGCGCGTGCTTCGACTCGAGGACGGCTCGAGGGTCCTTCCGCGTTGCTTCGACGAGGATCCGCGTGTCTCCATACACGCGCTCGACCGCAGCCCGGTAGCCGAGCGCTGTGAGCCGCAGCGCCTTCGGCTTCGACATCTCGGGTGTCAGTAGCGGGGGTTGGGGGACACGAGCGACCGGGACGACGTCGATGCCGGGGAACGGCGGGACGACAGATCGGTACTTCTCGAAAAGCTCTTCCCACGAGAGCGTGGGGGCTGTCGTTGTTCCAGTCAGCCGAACGGCGGGCATGCGCTCGTTGCCTTCCGCGCTACAGCGTCTCTTCGATCACCGAGTACCGAACGCTGGTGTATGCAGCGAGTCGGTAACGCGTGTGCTTCTCGAGCCACTCACAGGTCTTGTGCTTGTCACGCGAGGGGCACCCGCAGCCGACGTCCTTGAAGTCGTAGACCGCGAACGCCTCCTTCGTGATCTCTCCATCGCGCGAGCGCTTGCGCATCCCACGACCCACGCGCTGCAGCACCGCGATGATGCTCTTGCCAGCCTGCGCGATGACGACGCTCTGGAGCTCGGGGATGTCGATGCCCTCTTGAAAGATCACGTTGCAGATCAGGATGTCGACCTCGCCCATCACCAGCCGCTCGATCGCCGCCTGCCGGCCCTTCAGCGCGTGCTTGCCCCATACGAACTCGACGCGCGCTCCGCGCTTGCGTAGCTCGCACTCGAGAAGTTTCCCGTGCTCGACGTGGTTGACGAAGAGCAGGCACGGCTTCACGGCCTTGAGCGCAGCAGCGACGACCTTCGCGTTGCGCTTCACGTTGCGCACGACCAGTGTGTCGTAGGCTTCGGTCCAGTTCTTCGTGGCTTTCATCGGGTGCTGGACGCGCACCATGCGGATCTGCGGCCGCGCGAGGACTCCCGCGTCGATGAGCGTCTCGGGCTCGATCTTGTGGATCACAGGACCGACTGCACCCCAAGTGAAGATCGACTTCTTGTCCCCACGCGCGAACGGGGTGCCCGAGAAGCCGAATCGGAAGTACGCGTTCTCGAGAGCCATCAGCACGCGCCAGTACGTCGCCGCCGGCACGATGTGCACCTCATCGATCATGACTCCGCGCACCGACGCGAGGAAGTCGAGGGTGCGCTTGTTGCGGGCGCGGAGCTGCGCGACGAGCGACTGAAACATCGCGACCGTCACGCGCGCCGGCTTGAACGTACCTTCGCCGATCATGCCGACGACCTCACCGGTGCGCCGCGCGAACCGATCGCTTGTGTTGGCGATGAGGTCTTTGCGGTGCGTGAGGATCAGCCACTTCGTCTCGGGATACAGCTCGGCGATGGCGACCATCAGCTCCGTCTTGCCGGCTCCGGTGGGGTGGTGGAACACCCCGCGCTCGACGGTGCGCGCGACGTTGAGCGCCTCCGCCTGGTATGGGCGCAGCCAGTCGACAAGCGCGGTCGGGTCAGCTCGCTCTGGCTTGCGCCGTCGGTCGAGCACCTCGACGACGAAGCCGTCCGCCTTCGCTTGGGTAGCGACCTGCCCGACGAACCCCGTGGGGAACGTCAGCAGGTGGGGGCTGAGCATGTGGATCAGCCCGTCGCCCTTCTTCCACCTCGGGACCTTGCGCATCTTGAAGTGGGCTTCGCGATCGGGAAAGGAGAGGTAACTGTCGAGCCACTCGCGCTCTTCGGGCGTCGACTTCACCACCTTCGAGTTGAGGTTGTGGAGCTCGACCCACATCACTCGTCCTCGGCGAGCGCCACCACGACACCATGCGAGAGATCTCCACCACCGAGCTTCTTCAGCCTGCGCTTCACGCGCTTGAAGACCTCGCGGTCGGTGAAGGTGAGCTCGAGGGTGTAGGTCTTCTGCTTGTCGACCTCGACCTCTTCACGCACCTCGTCGAGCGCTGCAGCACCGTCCTCGAGGATGGCGCTGCCGGTGGTCTCCTCGAGCAGCATCTCGAGCTCGTCGGACGTGAAGCCGGTGAGCGTAGAGATCTCGACCATCGGCAGGTCGCCGATCATCTCTTGGACCTCGCGGATCACGTCGATGGTGGTCGAGAGGTCGAGCTCTCCACGCAGGCGGTTCATGCCGATGCCGAGGAGCGTTGCGCGGCCTGCGTCGATCGAGGTCTTCACGACGACCGAGACCTGCGGCAGCTTGAGCTGCAGCGCGGCCCACCAGCGGTGATGCCCGTCCTCGATACGCATCACACCCTCTGGCGAGATCGTGACGAGGATCGGTTGCAGGAAGCCCTCTTCCTTGATCGCGGTCACCAACGCCGAGAAGCGCTCGGGGTCCATCTTGTTCGGGTTGGAGTGCTGGTCCTCGTACTTCGGCACGAGCGAGCTCGTGTCGACCAACAACATCTCTCCAACGACGGCTGTCGCCGGCCTCTTCTGCGCAGGCTTCTTCTTCGCCATTCAGTCCCTCCAGAGCTCGTACAGAGCGCGATCCCCGATCAGGATATTCCGAAGCCGGGACTGCACAGCATACACCGTCGCGACGGGCACGCCGTGGGCTTCCGCAACCTCGCGCGGTGCCCACTCATGCGTCATCACGCCGAGCGCGAACTCAGCAGCCTCGGGACCGAGTAGCGCGACCACACGCTCCTGGACCCTTCGCCTACGGTCTTCCGCGATTGCCGCGGCTTCCCCGTCGAGCGTCGGGAGCTCTGGGTTCTCGACCACCACCTCACCGACGGTGTACGCGGTCGGCACGCGACGCAACCCGATGAGGTTGCTCGTGCGATGCGACGTGCTCACCGGGGCGCTCGCCTTGTGCAGCACGCGCTGCACCGCCATCCAACCTGCGGCCCACAAGTACCGGCGCACCCCGCCGCCGAACGCCTCGTCGTAGCCGCCCTTCCTGTACGCCTCGAGCTGCGCACGACGCGCCTCCTGCGCCATGTCCTCGTGGCTCGCCCACCAGCACCTCGCCTTGTAGAGCGACGCGATGCGCACCGCGTTGGCTTCGATCACCTCAAGCACCTCAGCTTCGTTCATTTCGCCTCCTTCCCACTGCGCAGCACGTTCGTGCTGCGCAGAAGGCTGTGGCGAACCTGAAGTCAGCCGGCAGCGACGAGAGTCGCCTCCACGATGCGTGCGTCGAGCTCGGTCACCCGCTCGCTGATGTTCGGCATGCGTACGCCGAGCAGGTCCTCGTACAGCCTGAGCTTGTCGGCGATCGCCTTGCAGCGACTCGCCTTGCCCTTGAGCCCACGCGCGGTGTGCTCGTCCGCAGCGTCGAGTGCTTCCTCGAGCTTGCGCGTCTCCTCCGCAGCCTCTGCGATCACTGCCTCGAGAAGCGCCTCGACCGCGCGCTCGGTCTTGAGCGCCGGGAGCTCGTAGACGCGCGAGGCCGACACCTGCGCAACGACGTCGGCGAACGCGCTCCACGTCGGTGCGGTCGGTTCGGGGATGAAGTAGATCCCGCCGGTGTCTCGCAGGGCGACCGCGCTCAACGCGCGAGCGCGCCGAACCATCCACGACGACAGGTCGGACGCCGAGAGTCGACCACGCTGCTCCTCGAACGCTGCGACGATCGCGTCTGCGATCTCGTCATCGACCTCTCGGTCGAAGAGGAGGCTCTGCGCCTCGTAGTCGATCCACGCCGTGAAGCGCGTGGTGTAGTCGAGCTCTTCCGACTCCTCGTCGTAGAGCTCGTCGACCACCGAGAAGCCTCCCGTCGGGTGCGGACGCACGAGGGTCTTCGAGTCGCGGTAGCGCTCGAGCGCGCGGCGCAACGCCACCGAATCGCTCGTAGGCGACGGCAGATCCTCGACCGCGAAGCCGGCCTCGACCCAGACGCGCTCGAGCGTGGCGTAGTCCACGTCGCCCTGCAAGCGCCACCACGTCACTGCTCCCGCACGACCCTGGTGCTCCGGCACCACCATCAGCCCATCGACTTGCTTAGTCCCCATAACAGCACCTCTCTTTCGCGATAATCAATCGCAGTTTCTCCCTCGGGCCGCGATCGTAGCCCGGCGCGGGCGGGGCGGGCAAGGCGCCGCGGCGGTGCCCGTTCTTGTCCTACACGCGCCCGCAAGAGCCCCCAGCGCGCGCGGAGAGGTAATAAGGCCAACCGATCGCTCGGCGTTTCCGAGGCGCGCGAGCGCCGGGCGATCGCAAGCTGTAGGACCGTGCGCACCAAACAGGCGCTCAGAAAACAGAGCTCTGCGATCCTGCATGGTTAGCGAGCGTGCAGGCTCCTGCGTGGCGGTGTCCTACAGTTTAGCGATCGCAATAGCGCTGTGATCCTGCGCAGATAGGAAATCGTCCTCGTGCGATCAAAAAAACACGTGGCACCAGTCGCCTCACGCGATCGCATAACGATACTCCTCTCTGCCCGGCGGCGAGGACCGGACGGGCGGGAGAGAGAAACCATGACGATCAAAACCAACCACGTGAGTCCGTGTGGGGTCGCCGGGCTCGCGATGCGCGCGGGCACTCTTCAAGCGCTGGGGCCCGGCCCTGGCTTCAACGAGCGCGCGGCGCAGGTCACGCTTCACGGCGTCGCTGCGGCAGCCCGCCGCGGTGACGCAGATCTCCCCAAGACGGTCGAGGGGTTGCGCGACCTCGGCTACCGATGCCGCGACCACGCTCCGAAGCACCCCAGCCCGCGAGGTGAGGAATGACGATCAAGACCACGGCGCGCCGCGACCGCGCGACCGACCGCAAGACCGACGCGCTCCGCGCGCTCGACCGAGACCTCGAGCGCCTCGAGGCGATCATCGCGGGAGCGCGCGAGCGCCTCGCGAAGCCCAACGAAGGCACGTTCCCGCTCGACGGGACCGCGCTGTACGGCATCGCCTCCGCCCTCGAAGGGTACGAGCGCTCGGTGCGCGGCCTCTGCCGCGAAGCCGAACTCGCGATGCGCGAGGCAGAGATCCTCACGCGCATTCTCGAAGAAGGCGCGCTGTGACCGAGGACCTCGACCTCGACCTCGCGGACAAGCTCGACGAAGAGCTCACGGCAGCCTTCGACGCCGAAGATCAAGTCGCATGGCTCTTGCGCTTCGTCTTCGAGCGCGGGCTCATCGGCGAGGCGCTCGCGGCGCTTCGCGAGGACGTCGCACAAGACTGACTCGGTGGGGCGCGCGCCGCGCCCCCGTTCGAGATCGACGCATCGGCAAAGGTCGGTGCAGCGATCTCGGGCGCATCGCCCGAGCAAACCAACCGCCCCACGGGGCACGATCGGAGAGTGCATCATGTCGAAGAAGAACACCAAGGCCGCCGTCTCCACCTCGACCAAGGCGCCCGCGCCGCAGAAGACCTCGCGCCCGGTCGCCGTCCCGGCGCTCCCCGCGGAGCTCCCGAAGCTCACGCGCGAGCAGTGGCGCGCGCTCAGCCCCGAGGAGAAGCGCGCGCGCAAGGAGGCGAAGCGCGCGAGCGCGGCGACCGGCGTCGCGAAGCTCAAGAGCTCGCTCACGCGGGCTCAGAAGATGGTGCGCAACATCGAGCGAGCGCTCGGTGAGGAAGCGGCCGCAGGCGACGCGCGCAAGGCGCTCGCGCTCCTCAACGAGCTCGGCGAGAGCCTCACGGCGCTCCCGGACGGCTGGAAGCCCACGCGCTCCACGACCCCGACGCGCGAGGCGCGCTTCAAGGTCGGCGACGTCGTCGCCATCGCGGAGAAGCGCCGCGCCGCGTACGAGGGGCTCATCGCGGACATGGACGCGCTCACCGTCGAGCGCCTCGCCGGGAAGCGCGCGGTCGTCAACGCGGGCGGCGTCCGCCTGGTGCTCCCGCTCAACATGATCGTCCCGGCGAAGCCGAAGGCGTCCGGCGAAGCCGAGGCGTGACCTGACCGACGGCGGCCGCGCGTGCGCGGCCGCCCGAGGTCACCTCATCGGCTCGATCGGTGAGGTGACCTCGGGCGCAAGCCCCCAGAAATCGTCCTCGTGCGATCAAAATCGTACGCGCGTCGTGTCGCCATAAGCGATCGCGGCACCATAGTCGTTCTGCCCGGCGGCAAGGACCAGCCGGGCAGGAGAGGGAACCATGACGATCAAGACCACCACGAAGGCAGCCCACGTCTCAGAGGTCCCCGCGCACGCGCGCGGCGGCGCCTCCGTCTTCCTCACGGTCGTGCACACCCTGGCGGGGTCGTTCCCCGCGTATGGCGGGCCCGACCGCGCGGCGGCCTCAGCGGCCGCTGCACCCGGAGAGGTCGAGCTCGTGCGGCTCGACTCGGTGTGGACCGAAGAGGTCCACGCCACCATCACCGACTTCGACGGCCGGCGCGCGGACATCCCGAGCGGCGTGCACGCCGTGCTCGGATCCTTCATCGAGGGCGACGAGGTCGTCGCGCTCGTGCTCGAGAGCGGCCTCGACCCGCTCGCAGCGGCGAGCCGCTGCGCCGCGTACACGCCCGGTGCGCTCGCGGTCCGCACCGGCCGCGAAGAGGCGTGGCGAGAGGACAAGGACCTCAGCGACTTCCTCAGCCACGGCTGAGCCCCGCCCATGCAGACCGAGCTCCGGTTCGGTCTGCAGAGGCGGTGCTCCGCACCACAACCCAACCGAGAGGAGAGTGCTCAATGCTCGCGAAGATCGAAATGCCCGTAGCGCGTGGCGCCTTCGGGCCCGGTGTGATCCGCACCTTCAAGGTGCGCACCCTTCACGATGACGCGGTGACGGTCGTGCGTCCCGACGGCAGCGAGTCCACGTTCGGCCTCGTCCGTGTGATCGAGTTCCGCAAAGACAACTCACCAGTCACTCAAGGTGACTGGGTCGAGGACACCACCACGGGCGAACGTGGGCTGCTGTGGCGCATCGTCAACGGCGTCGGCAGCGTGCACCGCCCCGACGCGGCCCTCGAGGTGCCGATCGCCAACCTCCGCCGGGTGCTGCCGTGACTCGACGCATGACGATCAGCCCGGCCTATGGGCGGGACTACAAGTCGAAGGCGGAGGTCCTTGAGGACCTCCGCGCCGGCAAGGACTTCATCGTCCACGAGCCGCACGGGAGCGCGTACATCAACCTCGAGGGCCTGCTCCACGCAGGCGTCGAGGAGGTGAACGTGCGCTACAAGAAGCTGCGCACCGTCTCGGTCTTCCGGGTGCGCGAGATCAAAGGAGACGCCGCATGACGATCGTGATCCTCGTCACCGCCTTCATCACTGCCGGCACGTTGGCTGCGTGCCGGCTCGCGGGAGCGAACCGATGACACAGCACCTCGCACTGCTTCCGGCGTGCGCGTGCGGCTGCACCGTGACCCTCGTCGTGTACGAGCTGGACGCGGACGGCACCCTCATCGAGCGCGAGCTCGACCGCGGCCTCTCACGGCCGCAGGGCGAGCGGCTCCTCGCCTTCGTTGCGGCCAACGTCGACCGCATCGACACCCGCTACTTCCCGGTCACCGACGCGTGGGCAGCGCTCACCTCGACTGCGCCGTGAGAGGTGCGGGGGTGGACCTCGCTTTTCTTCGTGCGCAGTGAGAGAAAAACACTCCGTGCACGGAAGACGAGCGAAGCGAGTCTGACGTACCCATGGACTACCTTTCTTCTATACCTTTTGATCTTCAACTACATACGAGGGTGGAGCTGTGCTCCACCCTCTTTGCGTTTCAGCGCGCGGTGAGCTCACCACACCTCAGCCGCGCGGGAGAGGTGAACGACACATGAGCAGCGAATCGATCATCAAAGCAGCACTCTTCACCCCGACCAGTCGAGGCTGGGGTCTGCCCGCCCTGTTCTGGGGGCTCAGCGGAGTCGGCAAGAGCGACCTCATCGAGAGCGTCGGGAAGAAGTGGCGCATGCACGTGGAGGTGCTCTCGCCCTCCGAGCGCGGCGAGGGTGCCTTCGGCGTCACCCCGGTGCCTCGGCAGGTCGGTAGCGCGTACGTGATGAGCTACCCGGCACCCGACTGGATCGAGTCCTTCGAGGACTTCGACGAACGCGGCATCGTCTTCCTCGATGAGCTCACGACTGCACCGCCGATCATCCAGGCCGCGATGCTCGGCCTCATCCAAGCGAAGCGGATCGGTGGCGCCACGCTGCCGAAGGGCGTGCGCATCCTCGCCGCAGCCAACCCTCCGGAGTTGGCGGCCGGTGGGTGGGACCTCGCCCCGCCGGCTGCGAACCGCCTCGGTCACCTTCACTGGTCCCCGCCGACCGAGGAGGAGTGGGCCGACTTCGAGCTCGGGGGAGCTCAGCTCGAGCCGACCGAGGTGCTCGACCCGGCGGCCGAGGAGGCGCGTGTGCTGAAGGTGTGGGGCCGCGAGCGCGCGAAGGCCGTGGGCCTCTTCACCGCCTTCCACCTGCGCAAGCGCGGGATGCTCCACAAGCAGCCCGAGGCTGGCTCGCCGCAGGCCACACGTGCTTGGGCGTCGCATCGCTCGTGGAGCAATGCGATCCTCGCGTGGACCTCGAGCGCGGTGCACAGCCTCACCGCAGCCGAGCGCATCGCCTTCGTCGAGGGCTTCGTCGGCGAGGGCGCGACTCGGGAGCTGCTCGCGTTCGCGCACACGATGGACCTGCCGGACCCCGTCGACTTGCTCGAAGGGCGCGTGACCTGGGAGCACGACCCGCGACGACTCGATCGCTCACAGGCAGTGATCAGCTCGTGCGTCGCGCTCGTGACCGGTGCGCCGAAGGACAACGCCGAGGTGCGCGTCCCGGCGCTGTGGACGCTGCTCGACCGCTGCCCCGCGGACGACGTCACGGCGCTCGCCGTGCGCCCGCTCTCGAAGGCGGGCCTCACGCGTACGCGCGAGGCGGTCCCGGTCCTCGCCCGCCTCCGCCCCGTCCTCGTCGCAGCGGGGTTGGCGTGACGCGTAGGAAGAAGATCCGCCCCGCGCGGCAGGCGCGTACGATCGAAGAGGCGACCGTGTGGCTCGTATGCACTCAGGTCTCGCTCTTCCTCGATCGAGACTCGCTGGTGCCAGAGGTCGACGACGCGCAGCAGTGGTTCACCGAAGAAGAAGCTGCGGCCGCAGCGCAGCAGCATCACGCGGCAAGCGGCCGCGTGATGCGGGTGATGCGCGCTCGACGCACCAACCTCGGCGCAGAGAACCTCATGCAGCACCGCGTCCGAGAGAGCCACAAGCTCGAGACGCTGGCGCTCGAGCTCGGCGTGAGCGTCAAGTACGCTCACGGGTTGTGTTGGGGGCTCACGCTGCCCAGCCTTCCGGTCGCTGGTGTGATCTCCGACCACACCGGTATCCCACTCCACTGGTGGCTCGAGCCTCTCATCACCCCCCACTTCCCGAACTTCGAGGCCGCATGAAGCTCCCGACACACAAGGCCCTCGCGGCGGCGCGTCTCTACGCTGTCGAGAAGGCACCCTACTTCGCGCAAGCGATCCTCGCGATGCAGCCGCACGAGGTGCCGAACGGCACCTTCAGCCCAACAGGCACCTTCGCGATCACTGCTCGAGGCGTGCTGCTCTACGAGCCCGCAGCACTCGAGTGCTGGTCGGCGCAAGAGGCCGGAGCCGTCCTCATCCACGAGGTCTCGCACTGGCTGCGCGACCACGCCGGACGCGCAGCAGCTCTATCGATCAGCACTCCCGAGGACCGCGACCGCTGGAACCTCGCGTGTGATGCAGAGATCAACGACGACCTCATCGACATGCAGCTCCCGCTGCCTGACGGGGGTGGCATCCAACCCAAGACGCTCGGCTGTCCCAACGGCCGCACGGCCGAGGAGTATTACGCGCACCTCCGCCAGCAGGGCGGAGCGCCTCAGAAGAAGCCGGGCTTCGCTGGGCAGGAGTCGTGCGGCTCGGGTGCTGGCGGGAACGCCGACGCCGAAGAGGCGCTCGGGCTCGGCTCTGGTGGTGGCAAGGGCGGCGAGGACGGCGAGGGCGAGGCTGATGCCGGGGAGGGCTCCGACGCGCCTCCTGGGCACGCCGCCGACGTCGCTGAGGCCGTGCGCCAGGCGACCGCGGTCGCCATCTCGGACGCGGCTCAGCGCGGCATCGGCAAGGTCCCGGCAGGGCTCCAGCGCTGGGCTGAGGCGCGCACGAAGCCTCCGCACGTCCCGTGGACGCAGAAGCTCGCACGCGTCGGTCGCGCTGTGGTCGCTCACCGCGCGGGCGCGAGCGACTATGCGTACACGCGCGTCGCGCGAAGGCAGGGCGGGCTCGGCTTCGGCGCGGGCGCTCCGATCGCTCCTGCGCTCATCGCCAAGACCCCGCGCGTCGCCGTCGCGGTCGACACGTCGGGCTCGATGGGCAAGGCGGAGATCGAGCGCGCCGTCATCGAAGCCGAGGCCGTGATGAAGGCGGTCGGCAGCACGATCGAGTTCTTGTCGTGCGACTGCGCGGTGCACTCGGTCGTGCGGGTGCGTACTGCTCGAGAGCTCATCGCCGCGCTCAAGGGTGGCGGAGGCACGAGCTTCGTTCCGGTGTTCGACGAGGTCGCGCGCTGGCGCCAGAAGCCCGACGTCCTCGTCTTCATCACCGACGGCGGCGGCGACGCGCCCGCGCGCGCTCCGAAGGGCCTCTCGGTCATCTGGGTGCTCGTCGGGAAGCACCGGTGCCGGCCCTACGCTCGCGGCGGCGGCCAGTGCTCGTGGGGTGAGTTCATCGAGGTCGACGACTGATGCGCGCGATGCTCAGCGAAGAGGCGGCATTTCTATTCGATCTCGCGGAGGGGACCGTCTCCATCGCGAGTACCGAGAGGGTGCCGCCTCTCGCTGGGATCAGCCTCACCGAATGGCAGTGGGCAGATCTCGCGTACGAGCAGGGAGGCGACCAGCTCGTCAGGAGCGCGCTCATCCGCAACAACCGCGGCGACCTGCTCGAGACCTGGGAAGCAGCGATCATCGCAGCGACGCTCGCGTATGAGCGTGACGCAGACCGCGCTGCCGCCCCGCACCCACTGCGCGGCGAGCCCTGGCTCGGCAAGTAAGCTCCGGCGGGGTGGACCATGGAACCAACTCAGTCAGAGATCGACTTCATCTTCGACACCGTTCTGTTGCGTAACGTCTCGGCGCAGAGCTCGAGTACCGACACGGGGCTCGCACTCTCAGAGGAGCTTCCGATCCGTCAAGTGAACCTGAGCGTCACTGCGATCATTGCTATCGTGATGGTCGACGGGCACGCAGAGCTCCGTCGCCATCTCATCGCCTGCAAGCGACACGACCTCTTACCCGCGCTCGATGCTGCGGTGGCCGAAGATGCCATTATGCGCGGAAGGCTAGTGAACGATGACTGACGCTGAACGATCATTCCTGATCGACGTGTACCTCGGGATCTACGAGCACCACCAGATCGAGTACCGAGCGCTCTCGGCGAAGACCTCGCGTGCCGATGCACCCCGCGACCAGCGCGCGCTCGACCGGATGGCGGAGCTTCGTGCGCTCATCGACGCGCAGCCACTCGCAGGAGTCCCGTTCTACGCGTCGAAGATCGCGGTGTGGCTCAATCCCTCTCCGACGCAGTCGCGCCTCCTGACGATGCGCTCGATCGTCATCCCGCAGGCGCAGGGCTGGATCCGCAAGTGGGATCGCGACGACGTTGCCGATGCGCTCCCCGAGCTGTACGACGCCGCCGTGGTCCTCAGCAGTCTGGGGGCGCCATGACCAAGCGCTTCGATCCAAACTGGACCGAGGCGGGCTCGGTCCTCGCAGGCGCTCACGGCGCGCACATGCGCCCGCCACCTGCCGGACTACTCGAGCCGACGCCTGAAGAGCTCGAGGCGTTCTGGGTGGCTTGGCACCACAACACTCAGGCTGCGAAGGCAGCGCTACGCGGCTTCGAGCAGAAGATCAAGTGGCTGGACGGGGCGGGGCAGCTCAAAGGCAACTGGGTGCAAGAGCGCGCCGTCGAGGTTGTGGCCGCTGAGATCGCGCTCATCAACAACCCGCACCTCATCCGCCGAGTGCCATTCCCGCCGATCGCCCTGCTGCGCCACAGGATCTCGCGCGGGTTCGCCGGGTTCTGTGGCTGGATCGAGGACATGGGACGTCCGGACCTCATCACGGCAGAGATGCTCGCAGCGGCCGAAGTGGACCGCGCGCTCAACGAAGGGAAGAATGCATCATGAAGAAAGTCGACACCGGCCGCCTCAGCTCGGCACAACCGCGCCTCCAGAACATTCCGATCCGCACCGAAGAAGGACGACGCATCCGCGAAGCCTTCGAGCCCTCGACGCCGCTGCTCGTCGATGCCGACTACCCGACGATGGAGCTGCGCTTGCTCTCCGAGCTCGCTCGCCAGAAGGCTCCGAAGTGATCCCCCGCAAGTTCATCCTCAGCCCGCACACCTTCGCTGCGGCGGAGCAGTGTGCGGCCGCACGCGTCTACCGCGGCGAGAAGCAGCCGCCCTCACACGCGATGTGGCACGGCATCGCGGTGCACCGCTTCCTCGAATACACGTTCAAGTTCGGGCGTGAGTATGCGGTCAACTACATCCGATCCAAGTTCAAGAACCGCGCGAAGTTCTGCGAGGCTCTCGATCTGTCCGGCATCCCGGCGGGTGACCCAGAGCCCCAGTTCGTCCTCGACCCTCGTGAGGAGTACGCGATCCTCGTCGACGCTGGCGCGGTGCGCGCTGAGGCGTCACCGAAGCAGCACGTGATCGTGAAGGGCGACCTGCTCGTCGCCGGTGAGGCGTGGGCGATCGACTTCAAGACCGGCGAGCACCCGGTCGACTTGGACACCTCGCCACAGGCGATGCTCGAGGCGCTGGCGGTGTGGCTGCACTGGGCGCGGCCCGCCAAGGTGCGCACCTCGATCTACCGCATCCGCAAGGAGCCGCAGCCGCCGACCCACAAGGACTGGACCGCGGCCGAGCTCGAGGTCGCGCTGAAGCGCGTGCGCCGCGTGCACCTCCAAGTGCTCGAGACTCGCGCCGAGTTCTACAAGGAAGGCGTGCAGCCCGAGTTCACGCCGGGCGATCACTGCTACCGCTGCGACACGCGGCTCACGTGCCCGGAGGCTCCCGGTGCGCGCGAGTGAGGCGCTCGCAGAGATCGACACTGACGAGCTCTCGCGTGAAGAGCTCGAGCGGCTGGTGAAGCTCCGACGCGCAGTCGCGCTGCTCGAGGAAGCTGAAGACGCAGACGCAGACTCCGGTGCTGGGCGCGCTGCTCACGGAGCGCTGCGTTGGATCGTGTACTACGTGAAAGAGGCTCCCGATCGAAGAGCCTGGAGGCGCCGATGACTCTCGATGAGATCTTGGGCTGCAATGCGGGCACCGAGGTGTGGTGGGAAGACCCGGACGGTGGGCTCTGCTCTCGACACGTCACGATCGCGCGCGTCGACTACGGGCCCGCCGAAGATACGGTTACGATCACCGAAGCTGACGGCTCTGTGCTCGAGGCACACCCCGAGGAGTTCTCATGGTGAGGCGGCTGCTGGTGGCGGGGTGGATCTGGCTCTGTCTTTCGGGGTGCCGCCCGTTGGTGCCCGACGAGGCTGGCCCACTGAGCGCCGACGAGCTCGAGGCGGTCGAGCTCGCCTACGACGTCTGGGAGAGCAGCGGGCGCAGCATCCCGGAGGGCTGCGCGCACGTCTGGGAGTTCCGCACCAACCGGGACGGCGGCGAGGTCTTCGAGCGCTGGTGCGGAGCTCCAGCCGCGCTCGAGGGTGGCGTCTGCCCCGTCGAGGGCGAGCGCTGCGGGCTCGGCTGCTACAAGCTCGGCCGGCGGCCGCGCAGCACCGCCAGACGCCCGGAGCGCGCGCTCCCGGTCATCATGCAGGCGCCGTGGCTCAGCCCCGCCGAGGTGCGCATGGTGATGGTCCACGAGACCTTCCACTACCTACTCGAGTGCAGCGGCAACTACCTCGGCGATCCGCTGCATGGTGATCGTGCAGTCTGGGATTCGATGATGGAGGAGGCGCTCAATGGCGATTGATCTAGAAGGGTTCGATGTAACCCTCGCGCGCAAAGTCGGGCATCTGTGCCACAACCGGCGGTGCACCGTGGCCGAGCTTGCAGCGGAGATGGACGCGCACCCGCGCCGCGCAAAGAGCTGGCTCGCGCGTCTTGTGCGGTTGGGCTTCTTGGAGAACGACCGGGGCTCCTACTACCCCACCAGCGAGGGGTGGGAAACTCTGGACTTGCTGCTGGAGAGTACATGAAGAAACGCGCATTCACGGTCACCGTGATCGCCTGCACTCAGTGCCCTTCGTTCGTCGACAAGGACGATCAGGAGCCCGCGACAGGCTGGTTCAACACCCACAGGTGCAAAGAGGGCGGCTCCCCCGACTGGAAGTACCCAGGGAGTTCGATCCCCGACGACTGCCCGAGGCTCCCGAAGGCTGGTGTGCGATGATGGGCACGTCTGGCAGCAAGAAGCTGGATCGACTTCTGCGCCCACTCGTGACAGTCTTTCTGATCTACCCGCACGAACTGAAGATGTGGGTGAAGAGGAAGCGGCGGTCATGGGGTATCTGAAGAAGCGTCTGATCGACGAAGTGCACCCAGGGTTCAGCGAGCGAAGCGACCGCGGGCGGCGCAGCCGCGAGAAGGGAACGACCTTCGAGCGGAAGGTCGCCCAGGCGCTTCGCCGTATCTGGCCCGAGGCGAAGCGCCTGTTCGGCCAGGCTCGTGAGGGCAACGAGGTCCCTGACATCGGGGGCACTCAGTTCTGGATCGAGTGCGCGAAGGGATCGACGCGCGCGATCCACGACAAGCTCAGGCAGGGGCTCAAGGACTCGGCGTCGAGCCCGAGTCAGGAGTACCGAGGAGCTCCGGTGGTCGTCGTCAGCCATCACGGCGGCGTCGGCGAGACGATGGTGACGATGCGCCTCGAGGACTTCCTCGAGCTCTTCGAGGGTGGCGATGACGACTGACGCGATCCTCGGGGCTCTGGTTTGCCTCGCGGCGATGCTGCTGCCCGTCGTGATCTTCGTTTGGATCGCAGTCGCTGCAGCCCGCGCCGACGCAGGGCGCGAGCTCACCGACGAGGAATGGCGCGAGTGGCTCCGCCGTGTGCTGAGCGCGGACGATACCCAGCCGTAGAAGATCGCCGGAAGCGCGGAAGCCTAGGGCATGGATCCGATCGCAGCGCTGAAGGCGCTACTCCAAGCTCTCGAGGCCGACGATGGCGAGGCCGTGCGCGCGCACGCCGAGGCCCTCGCCGAGTGGGAGCGCGCGGGCGGCTGGCGGCCCGGCCTCACGCCGTCCGACTATCGCAAGCTCTTCACCGAGCTCGCGCGCATCGCAGAGGAGTACATGCCGTGAAGATCGAGACCAGCGGGCACTGCCTGCGCTGCGATGCCACGACGCAGTGGCGATCTGCAGACGGCTGGGCATTCCACACGATGACGCAGCATTGGCGCTGCTCGGCCTGCGGCTGCGTGACGCAGCCGCACCTGTACCTTCCGGCGGACGCGCTCAAGCGGTTGCACGCGTTCGAGGAAGCGCGCCGCTCGGTGGTGCTCGAGGTCGAGCTGTAGGAGGCCGTGTTGCACGTCGTCCCTCAGATCAACCTAGACCTCGAGTGGGCGCGCCGGCCGTATGGCATCGCGCGTGCTGCGCTCCTGCGCACGTTCAAGAAGCTCGTCGTCGACCGCGCGCTTTACTCATCTTCGAGCCGACGCGTCGGGCTCTACGGCTCTGTCAGCACCTCGCCTTCTCGACCGGGTGTGCCGCCCCAGGCCGATCGTCTCTGGCTCTCGATCACCGAGTTTCCCATTCGCGATACGATGGAGCTCCCGTCGACTCGAAACCTCTCCCTTGAGGTGACCGTCGAGTCTGTTCCGCGCCCTGCGCTCGACCTGCGCTTCTACTCTTTCGAGAAGACCAGTCGTTCGATCATCCTCGGGGTGCTCGGCGTTGACGTTGCCCTGCGCGCGGAGGGACTCATCCCACCGCTACCCGAGTGGGCGCTCGCGTTGCTGCACCGCGTGCTGCCAGATCTGCGCACCACCTCGTTCATGCGCGCGCACGAGAGCGGCGTCAGCGCGACGCTCGGCTCGGTTATCGAGGACGGCGAGCGGCTCGTACTCAAGCTCGATCCTCGCGTTGGCTGGCGTCTGTACGCACCCACGAACGAGTGGAGCGACTCGTTTCCCCGATGGCGGCGCTTCGACGTGTCGCTCCTCGCGCCGCTCTTCGACGTGTACGAGTACCACGTGGCAGATCTCCCGTACCGCTTCGCGCTACACCTCCCCGACGGCCTGCCGACTGAGCTCTACACAGCCCACGAGTACGTCACGGTCTTCACCGACAAGCTCTTCGGGTTGCTGCAGTACGTGCAGCGCACGCGCGTGCTCAGAAGCCGCACCGCCGGGCACTCACTCGAGATCGCCGACTCGGAAAGCATCGAAGCCGCCATCGAGCGCGTCTTCTCCCAACGAATCAGGGCCGCATATGAAGATCAGTGAGCTCGAGAAGGTGATCCGTACGCATCAGCGCGCGTACGACCTCGGGGAACCTACGATCACCGACGAAGCGTTCGACATCCTCGTCGAACGCCTGCGGGCACGCGCTCCCGACTCGCCGGTGCTCGCAGAGGTCGGGTCGGGGCCGAAGACCGGCAACGTCGTCGTGCACGAGCCCCGGATGCTCTCGCTCGGCAAGGTCTACGACCTGCCCGCGTTGGCGAAGTGGTGGAAGAGCACCAACGTCGCCAAGCTGCAGCGCGAGTCGGAAGGCGCCACGCTCCTTCACGTCCAGCCGAAGTACGACGGCGTCGCCGTCTCACTCGTCTACGAGAACGGCAGGCTCACCGACGCAGCGACTCGCGGAGACGGGGAGAAGGGCGACTCGATCATCGCGCTCGCGCGACGCCTTGGTGAGCTCCCCTCTGGGATTCCTTTGAAGATCAAGTCCAACCAGCGCGTGCTGGTGCGCGGTGAGATCGCGATCCCGCGGTCGGTGTTCATGGCATCGTGGACCGACACCTACGCGACGCCTCGAAACATGGCAGCAGGGATCGTGTCGTCCGACCCGATGCGCTACAACGGCGTGCTGAAGCACGTGCGCTTCATCGCGTACGACACGATCTTCCTCGACGAGCCCGATACCACGTACACGCGGAAGTACGAGAAGCTGAGCGCGTGGGGCTTCACGATCCCCGAGTCCCGCGAGGTGACCACGTTCGACGAGCTCCACGCAGCCGTGACGATGGACTGGAGCTCGCTGGTCGACTACGAGCTCGACGGCGTAGTCGCGAAGATCGAAGACCCTTCGCTGCGTCAGAAGCTCGGCGCGACCGACCACCATCCTCGGTGGGCGACCGCGTGGAAGTACCAAGGGCAGACGGGGCAGACGACGCTCATCGGCGTCGCGTGGAACGTCTCACGCACGGGTGCCGTGACCCCGGTTGCCGTGATGGAGCCGATCGAGCTCAGCGGTGTCGTCGTCACGCGCGCCACCCTCCACAACGCAGCGACCTTCGTCGACCTCGGGCCGCGAGTCAGGTCTGTTCTCCAAGTGACGAGGCGCGGAGGGGTCATCCCCCATGTCGAGAGCGTTGCGCACCCGGTCGACAAGCAGCCGGCCTTCGAGCTCCCACGCAACTGCCCCGCGTGCGGTGCTGCTCTTGGGTGGAAGGGCGTCAATCTGGTCTGCTCCAACGCCAGCGCGCAAGCTCCCGTGGGAATCACGATCTGCTCCGGCATCCTGCGTGAGCAGATCCACTACTGGTGCAAGATGACCGGGATGCTCGGCATCGGACCCGAAGCCGTCGACAAGCTCGTCGACTCGTGCGGCGTCAAGGAGATCGCAGACCTCTACACGCTGAAGGTTCGCACGCTCCGCGACGCAGGCTTCGGCCCGAAGCAGACAGCGCTCATCCTCGAGGAGATCGAGAAGACCCTTGTGCTCGACGCACCCACCTTCTTGACTGCCCTCGGGATCGCAAGCATCGGCCGCGTTGCGGCGCGCGAGCTCGCCGATGCGTTCGATTGGGAAACGTTCAAGTTCAAGACCGGCGCGCTCGAGGTGTCACGCCGCACGCAGAGCGCTCGCTCCGCCCTCATGCTTCACCACGGGCGCATCGAGAAGATCCTCGCGCACGTGCGCATCGAGGACCCCGAAGGCTCGTCGATGTCCAGCGCACCCGCCGGCAGCCCGTTCGCTGGGCAGATCGTGGTGTTCACCGGGGCGCTGAGCTCGATGGAGCGACCGGCTGCGTGGGATCTGGTCAGGCGCTTCGGCGGGCAGTACGCGGACTCGCTCACGCGCAAGACGACGATGCTCGTGGTCGGCGACGACGCGAGCCCGCAACAGCTCGGGAAGCGGACGAAGGCGGCCGACTACAACTCACGCGGTCTCGCGAAGATCGCGCTGCTGACCGAGAGCGACTTCTTGGCGCTCGTGAAGCAGGCAGACGCTCTCACCTCCAGCTAGAACAGGTCGATGCGACTCACAGCACTCACCCTCCTTGCGGCGCTCGCCGCGTTCTCCCCCGTCACCTCACAACCGAGGCCGACCCCGGCGCGCGTGCACGCAGCGGCGTGCGTCGGCGAGCTCGGCTGGACCGCTCCCGACGACGCGTGCGCCAGCATGGTCGAGGTCCACGTCGCCCGCGCGGGCGCGGTACGCCCCGAGACGGTCGCCCTACGCTTCTCAGCGGCGCTCAGGCGGCCTCCGCGCCATCGCCGCTGGGTACCCCAGCTCATGACCGCTACGCGGCGCCAGGCGCCGGCTGCGTGGCCGGAACGCCTCCCCTGGGCGTCGTGGCGGATGGACGCGCTCGAGCGGTACGAGGCCGTGGCGGCGGCAGTACTTGCGGGCGAGCGCGCTCCTGCGTGCCCCGGCTGCGTCGACTACGGCGGGCTGATGGACGAGCCCGCCCCGCATCTCGAAGAGGTGCGCCGCTTCGTGGTGCGCTCGTGCGAGGGCCTTCGAGGATGTCGACCTGCTGCGCAGGTCTTCTACAGGAGACGATCAGATGGCTCGTGAAATCTCAGACATGGAAGTCGACCACCCCTACTACTGCAACCTCGGCAACTACCACACCGGGGCTCTGACGACCTTCATGGACTGGCCGAGCTTCGTCGCCGAGTGGGGCGATGCCGATCTGGACTACAACCTCGTCTTCCGCTGGGATCTGAAACCGCCGGGGGACGCGGAAGCCTACGACGAGGATGACCGGCCGCGCGGCCGCGTGCTCGAGGTGTTCATCATGCTCCAGCGGAAGGGCAGCTTCATCCCCATCGAGGTGCTCAACGTCCAAGACGAGGAGATCGAGGCGATTCGCGCATGGCTGCAGCCGCGATGGGAGTACCTGCGGAAGCTCTGGGCGCCGCTGAGCGGCGTGGAGATCACGAAAGGCGAGGACGACTGATGACCGACGACGAGAAGAAAGCTCAGTACGAGGCGTGGCGCGCGCAGTGGATGGAGCGCGCCAAGACCGTCAGCTCGATGGAAGACCTCACGAACTTCCTCGGTGAGCTGATCGACTTCAAGCACGACTACAATACGATCGTCGAGGCCGTCGTCGCGGGGATGTACGCGACGCTGAAGGCGCTCGACCGGTCGAAGGCTGGCGGCCTGAGCGGCTTCCAAGCGTCGGTCATCGGGCTGAAGCTGCTGGCCGAGATCAACGGATGGCGTGGTCCCTTCCGTGTGCTGGTCTACAACAACATGCTGTTCCCGCAGTACGCGGATCGATTCGAGCGCACGATCGACCCCTCGACGTGGTCGTGGCTGCGCGACGAGGCCAAGCGCCTGCTCACCGAGACGCGCGACGAGCCGGTCGGGCCGAGCCCGCGGGTGGTGGCCCACTGGAAGTCGATCGTCGAGGGCTTTCAGATCCCCTTCGGCTACACCCTCGCGAAGAAGGACACCTGATGAGTCGCCTTCCGTCAGGACTCGTCATCCGCACCGAGAAGCTCGAGGCGACCGACGAGCAGCCGACGCGCATTCGTGCGCTTGTGTCCAACAGCACGACCGAGGCGGGTGCAGTCGTGCCTTACGATCACAGCCTCTCGTTGTACGCGAACCACGAGCGCGCGTTCCGCGCGCTCTGCGCAAAGCTAGCGACCGTCGTAGGTAGCAAGTGGGTCGGGTCGCCCTTCGAGCACGGCTATCTCTTCCTGCGCGTGTTCAACGCGCCACCAGGCAACCAGCACCCGATGGCCCACGATCTGATCACCATTACTAAGGAGGAGCCCGATGCTGCAGGTCGCTGACGCCGTGAAGGAAGCGATGCACCTCGTCACCCAGGAGTTCGGCGCGACCCTCGCGCAAGAGATCGAGGCTGCATCGAAGCAGCCCGCGGGCATCGAGCTCAAGCTCAACCTGCTGATCGATCGGGACAGCAAGCTCGCGGTCTCAGTCTTCCTGAACGGCAAGCTCGTGCGTTCGCGCGCGCTTCCTTACCACGCGTGGTGGGTGATGTCGCTGGTCTTCGGCTCGCTCGAGTTGCGCAGCATGGCGCTTCGCGGAGTACCTCTCCGCGTCGAGTTGCCGCCGAGACGCCCACACCCGAAGTACCCACAGCGTTGACAGCGCTCGGCAGATCTGTAGGATAGAGAAACTCCCATGGTTGCAGTGCTCGCGATCTTCGTGCTCCTGACCATTGTTGCGGCCTTGGTCGGTCTGCTCGATCGCGAACAGGCAATCATCGGCCCGCATCGCTCACACACCCCTCCAGCGATGCGGGCCGTTCGGGAGAGCTCGCAGCTCGAGCTCACACCGAGGTCGCGTCGACCCTCGACGCTCTCCCACCCCTGGTCCGGTCGATGGCTCCCATGACCCCGAGCGGGTAGCGCCCGCACCCGACAAGGGCACCACACCAAAACTCGAAACCCCCGGAGAGGTGCTCCGGGGGTTTCTTCTTGTCAGCGGATCGGCTTGCCGGTGGGGTTGAAGCCCTCGCGCCAGAGGGCCTCGAAGGGCTGAGTCCCCGGATCCCACTTCTCTGCGTGCGTGTGGAAGTGGCCCAGCACGCCCTCGAACTTGGCTGCCCGCTCCCACCGATCGGTGTCGCGGTCGAAGAGAGGCAGCCACCAGAAGCCGGCGTGCTCGACGGCGACGGCGCGGATCACTTCGCTGGCGCGAGCTTCCTCTGCTGCCTCACGCGACGTGAAGCTCTGCCACGGGATGCGCCGAGGAATGTTCATCAGCCCGCAGAGCGTCTCGACGAGCCAGAGCAGGTCGTGCAAGGCATCGGGGTGCATCGACACGAGGTGCGTGGTCTCGGCGTGGATGGATGCTCGGTAGACATCTCGAGGCTCGCTCCAATCGAGCTCGGTGCGGTCCAGCAGGTCCGACCCGCGCATGTCTTCCTTCGCAGCAAAGCCTCGAGAGATGTACGAGATCGCGAACGCTTGGAAGTTGGCGATCCCCGCGTGCGCGGTCCGCGTGTTCACCGGATCGGCGAGCTGGTAGACGCCTCGCCGACCAGGGCGGAGCGCGGAGTCGACCATGAAGTCGTAACTGAGCTCGCGCTGTTGCAGCGTGTCGACCACGCTCCACTTCGCATCCGGGTCCACCGAGCGCACCGGAACGTTCTCCGAACCGGCCCAATGGATCATGATGGCTCGAGGAGCGAAGTCGCGCCGGCGCGTGTTCTTGTTGGCGCCGGGGTGGAAGATCAGGCGGCCCTTGTCGTCGCGAACCTGCTGGACGGTGCTGCCCTCGACCTTGAACTCGCGGCCGCCGAGTACGATCACGACGCCACCTCGGCGTCGGCGTAGCAGTTCGTCGTCTCCCAGACGCGCACCTTCACCACGCGGATGTGATCGAAGCCGGCGTCGTCGAGAAGCTGCTGCCCTTTTCGCAAGAGCGCCGCGGCGATGTTCTCGGCGGTCGGCTCGGTCTCGAGCACGTACGGCAGGCGCTTCCCGAGTCGCTTCGCTTCGTCGGCGCACCACTCAAGCAGCGACGCGTCCTGGCATCCAACGAGTGTGGTGTGATCCCAATGCTCGTCGACCCAAGCGCCGATGATCGTCTTCATCACGCCGAAGTCGATCACGCGCCCCACCGCATCGAGCTCGTTGGCTTCGCAGGTGATCTCCGCGACGTACCGGTGGCCGTGAAGCGTGCCACACTTGCTCTCGTGGCGAAGCACGCGGTGCGCGGCATCCCACGCCACCTTGCGCGTTGCGCTGATCTTGATTCCACTCATGCAGGCTCCGTGATCGGTCGGTCGATGTGGATGTAGAACGAGGTCGAGTAGAACACGTCGGTCCCCTCGACGAAGCGGATGTCGGCTTCCCCGCAGCCGAGCGGCCACTCTGCGGTGTCAGCAGAGATCGTGAACTTGCCGGGGTTCGCGACCTGATCCGGGTCGGGTGTGACGGTGAGCGCAATCGGATCGCTCCCGCAGAAGAAAGAGATACTCGCGCTGAGCGTCAGCCCGGCGAGCGAGATGAACCTCCCTCGAGCGCCATAGCGACCCTCGAGCTCGAAGGTGGTTCCCCGCTTGAAGCGGAACGAGACCGCCGCTGCATCGCAAGCAGAAGAGGCGAGCCGCACGAACGACTCGCCTCCTCCGATGATGCCCAAGAGTACCGAGCTCACTCGTCCTCCGAGAAGGCGCCCCGCTCCCGGCGTGCGCGCTCGAACGCTTCACGCATCGCGTCTGCGTTCACGTTCATGTCCTTCGGCGGGTTGTCGATCAGGTTGCGGAGCTCGGCGATGAGCTCTTCGGCGACCTCAGCCTTCGATCGATTGGTTGCAGCGGCGACGAGGTCGATGATGCCGCCGACGATCTGGAGACCTTCCTTCACTCCTCACCTCCCACCAGACGGTCGAGTACCGGAGGCAGTCTGGGGGCGTCGACCCCCAGCTCGCGTAGAGCCCCCGAGACGCCTCTGTAGAGCTGCGCGAGCTGCCGGGCCCACTGAAGGACGTCCGCGATGTCCGGGCGGCGCTCAGCGGCGGCTGCTTCGAGGACGGCAGTCAGGTAGCCCCGCCAGGCGGTCACCGCGAGCTTGTGGGAGCTCTTGACGGCCAAGCAGCGCTCGACGTGCTGTTCGTGCGCCTCGGGGCTCACGCCGGCCGCCCCCATCGTCGCAGAGACGGTGGGGGAGCAGGCGGCCTCACCCATGTCGGCGGCGAGGTCCAGCGCGGCGCGTGACGTGGTGCCCGCGTAGATGTGGGCGCGGAGGGCTGAGCTCGAGCACGCGGTGAGCGCGAGGAGCGCGACGAGAACAAGAGCTCTCACGACGGCCTCGAGGTGCGCTCGGGGTCCACGACGTCGTCCTTGAGCGCCGAGACGCCGGGGTTGCGGCGGCGCTTCTCGGTCAGCATGACGTCAACCAAGGCACCGACGCCGAGCGTGGGTAGCGCGACGATGACGATCTCCTTGATGAGCGCTGCGAGCTCCGCGCTCAGGATCTCCTGCTGCGCCAGAGAGTCGAGCACCGAGAAGGCGACGAGCAAGATGACGCCGACGATGCGTTGGTGGTTCTTCAGCATGACTCAACCTCGGTCTGTTCCGGTCCCCATGTTGGAGACGACGTCCGCCACGATAGCATCGATGTCGCCGGCCGGCGCGCGCTGCGCGAGCGCACGCATGAGACCCTTTTGGATCGCGGCCACGCTGAGCTGTGTGTGCGTGCTGACGTACGCCTCGAGTACGCCCACGCGGTGCTCGAGGTCCTTCGAGCGCTCGTTGGCGATCGCTTCTCGACGTTCTGCAGCAACGCGGGCCTGCTCTGCTGCCTCGAGCTTCTGCTGCAGTTCGTTGATCCGAGTCGTGTACTCCTCACGCTCTTTCGCCAGCGCCGCTTCGAGCACGGCCACTCGCGCTTCGAGCCCGTCGGCTCGCTGCCGCGAAGCGACCGCAAGGGCTTGCCACTGCTCGATGATCTGCACCGTTTGCTGGTGCTGAAGCTGCACCGCGAGCTGTTCGTTCTTGCGCGTCTCACCCGGCCGGGCGCGCAACCAACGCCAGAGGTGCGGCGCGGCCACAACGCTGAAGCCGCCACCGATCACCGTCAGGATGATCTGCATCGTGTCCATCACCGGCCTCCGCGGATCGCTTGAAGCGCGTCGCGCAGCCTACGGTTCTCCTCTCGATAGCGGTCTCGCTCGGTGCGCAAGAGCTCGACCTCTTGCTGCGCGTTCGCCAGCTCGCCTTCGAGGCGTACGTTCTTGGCGACGAGCTCTTTGGCGCTGCCGGTGATCAGATCCATCGCAGCGCCGAAGACCTCCGCGAGTGCAGCCTCCTGCTCGGGGCCCTCGGGAAGCTCGGGGATGGCAGCCACTCGAGGGATGACAGAGGACGAAGCTCGCCGCACAGCCGGCGAGATCACTCGCGTCACCTGCGTGTCTTCGTCTTCCCGACTCATGGCGCATACACCGTCCGCTCGAGGATGAACAGCGACGTTGGCACCAGCACGCGACCTGCGCCAGCCCGCACCATCCAGATGTCGTATTGGTAGTGCCGCGGTTCGAGGTTTTCTGTAGCGCTTGCAGACAGGGTGAAGCGCGCAACGTTCGGGCCGACCGTCGGCGCGAGCTCTCCTGCGAGTTGCAAGATCGGAAGCCCTCCGCAGTTCGCACGCTCCTTGACCACGAGTGCAAAGGCGTCGCCGGCCTCGAGTACGAACGGGATGCCGCCCTCGGTGACGACCGACACCTCGACCGTCGTCGGAACCCGGTGCCTGATCTTGAGCGGCACACGACCATCCAACGGCAGCGCGTTGTACGGCCGCGTACCGTCCTCGACGACTCCCGTGAGCTTGACTCGTGCGGTCATGGATCAAGCCCAGAGCAAGGGTGACGCCTTGGTCGCGGGAACCAGCGCGGTCGGAGCTCCAAGCGCCGTGAGCGAAGCCCCGCCCTTGAAGCTCGCCCAAGTGGTGTCGGGGTTCGCACCACTGACCCGCCACCCATCCGTGAAGGGTGTGGCGGGATCCACGAGTTGCGCCGCTTCGATGCATGCTTCTGCGTGATCTGCGATCGCAGCCAACGAAAGCGCCGAGGTGACGTACGCAGCTCCGTGGACCCTCCCGACGAACGCAGGTCCGACCGCACCTTCACCAGAGGGTCCGACAAGCAGGTTCGATCCTGCGACGTAGGGACCACCGTCTGTGGCTGAGAAATACTCCGCCACCTGCGTGCCATTGACGAACAAGGTCAGCCGAAGCTGGTTCCCGACACCGTCATTGAGAACACGCAGGTGCACGACTGCCAGCTTGCGCGTCATGACCGGATCTGCATACGCAAGCGTGCGCGGGCCGAAGCCGTTGTCCCGATAGAACGCCCCCCAGCCGGTGCCTGTGCTCCACTGGATCGCCCAGCCGCCCGCTGGAGATCCTCCATCGGAGCAACCAAAAACCTGAGCCGGCGTCGCAGATACGAAGGCCGAGTTCAACGGCTGCGCGACGACGCACGCGGTGAAGCTCGTCGCAGCCGCCAGAGGATCTGCACCTCGTGTGTATCCTCTGCGGTTTGCTGCGACGCCTGCGTCTGCGACGAAACCGGTGATGTACTCGATCGTCTGCCCACCACCGCTCGGGCGCGCGTCGAGCTCCTCCAGCGCGGCCTGCACCTCCGTCGCAGCGAGCCCGGTGCCGGTGTTGTCGAAGGAGACCTCGCTCGCGGGGTAGTCCAGCAAGCCGCGCACCTCCGTCGGCGTGAGCGCGTCGATGTCGGACCCGCCGCCGGAAAGACGGCCAAGGATCGTGCTGTTCGGAATCTGAAGCGCGGTTGGTGAGCCCGTGCCGCTCTGCTGCACGAGAAGTGAGTGGGCCGGCGTGTACGCCGAGAGCATCACTGCACCAGCCGCCGCAACCGCAGCAGCGACGACCGAGATCTCGCGCCACACCGCAGCACCCGTAGTCGCGTCGAGGCAGGTGTACGCGCGATCGTTGGTCGTGTCGTACCAGCGCGATCCGACACTGTAGTCCTGCGTGGTGTCGTCGTTGACGGTCGGAGCCGCCGTGGCAGCACGGTTGATCTTGACCGGTGCGTAGTTGCCCGCGCTCACACGCACGAGCTCGGCAGCGAACGACCCCGAGAAGTCGGAGTCCATCACCGCGCCCGCAGCCTCGACGTTGGCTGCGTCGGTCACGTCTGCGTTCGCCTCGATGCCGTCGAGCTTCGTGGCTTGGGCGCCGGTCATGAAGCCGGACGAGCCGCCTGCGACGACGGCGGCGTGCAGCGCGCCGCCCGCCTGGTTGCCGTGCGCGTGCGTGTGGTCGCTGCGAGACGCGGTCGCTGCGGCACCAGCGCTTCCCGCGGCCGCTACGTCAGGCGGTGCTACGACGCCGGCCAGCGCAGTCGCGACGATCTGCGCGGGCGTGACCCGCCGAGAGGCTCCGACTTGCGCTACGGCGATCTGTGCGTTGTCGGCGTTGGCTGCGGGTGTGAGGGCTGAGATGCGCGGCATGACTCACTCCGTCAAGATCTGCTGGTCGTCCTCCGTCAGCAGGTCGAGATCATCTTCTGTGAGAATGGGTTGATCAGAGGGGATCGGCGGGGTCGCTACGCCGCCAACGAAAACCTTGGAATCTGGGTGCAGCCCGGCAAAGCCGAGCGACCGCCGCCGGTCACCTCTCTGCGATGACTTCGACATCGGTCGGAGACGTCCCGGCGCCGACCGACCGAAGCCAGATACGCCGTGCCAGTTGGTTGAAGACGAGGCCCGACGAGGGGCCTTGGTAGAGCAGGCGTGCGTGGACGGTGACCCCGTCAAACGAGACCTCGACCGCGTCACCGTCTTGGTCTTGGTTGATGACCATGATGCTGCGCGGCTCGAATGGGATCTCGACCTGCGGGGTTGTCGGGAACGCTGTGACGTTGTAGACGTTCACGCTCTGTCGATGGATCGACATTAGTTCTCTCCTCCGAGGCCGTTGAACCAGACGTCGGCCACATCGGCGGATACTACGCGAAGAACCCGCCCGACGCATCGGGTGTTGGTGCCTGGCGTGATGGTGAGGTTGATCGCGTCCGAGACGTACACGGGATCGCCTACCGACGCACCCGTGACCGGAACGTTCTGCAGCAGCCCGAAGATACGGAAGTACGCGAGCTTCCCGCTCGAGAGGCTGCCGCCTTCGACCGCTGCGATGGGCACCGCGATCGGAAGCCGCACCACGTCCGCAGCGGTCGCGGCGATGAAGCCGAACTGCGCGAGGCGCTCTTCGCCCGGCAAGCCGGTCTTGATGAGGGCGGTCCCCTCGGCGACGCACGTGTCGCCGTAGGACATGATTGCCTCATTGATCAAACCGACCACGATGCCAGGGTCGGCCTTCATGTCGATGAGGCGCAGCAGGAGCGCGTTGACACCGTTGGCCTTCGCCCAGCCGCTCGCACCGTTCTCGTCAGCCTCCCCAGCCGCCGGGATGCGGTCGCGCGTCTTCAAGTGGCGCACCGCCGCGACCACGCGGTCGCGCTGCTCGCTCGGAAGCCCGAGGTTGACGATCAGCTCGATGAGGTAGGTGCCCTCCTTCCGTGGTGTGAAGGTTGGGTTCACGATCGACGTGGAGCTGAGCGTGTCTGCGGCGCCCTCTGGTTGGTCGAGGATCGTCCACTGAAACGTGACCTCGCCGCCGATGCTGTCGTTGTTGAGCTGGACGAGCGTATCGATCGGAAGGTCGTCGTCCGACCCAGCGACCGCGTTGATTGTGATCTGCGCTTGCGGCATCTCAGAACTCCCAGCCCATGACCTCGAGGGTCAGCGCCGTTGCGGTTGCGAGCTGCACGTGCACCGTGCAGATGTCGCCGCCCTGTTGCGTCGCCGGCACGGTGACTCGCGTCGAGACCTCCGGCGTCGTCGTTCCGTTGACTGGGACGAGCTCGAAGGCGTTGGCGAACGAGCTCGTTGCGCCCGGCTCGGTGACCGCGAGCGAGCCTGCGCCGCCGCCGCTCAGCGTCGCGTTGAGCCTGCAGTCGATGATCTTCGCGTTCGCGGGCACATCGCCCGCGAACGTCAAGCTCGGGATCGCCCCCGACGGCGTGGTCGCCAAGCGGTAGACCGCGACGCGTCGGCCGACCTGTGACATCGGATACCAGCCGGTTCCGTTGGATCGCAGCACACCGATGCACACCGCAGATCCCTGCCCGATGCTTCCGCCCGCTACGCCGACGACCGCGATGGCGGCCGAGTTCACGTTGTCGAGCGACGGTGCAACGTCGGAAACGACCAAGAAGCCGCGGTGCGCCACGCCCGTGTACCGGTTGGAGACGGGGTGCGGGCCGTGCGCGAGATAGAGGTACTTCACCGCGTTGGCTGCGCCGGGGAACGTGATACCGGTCTGTCGATCGAAGAGGCTGACGTCGACGAAGCCGTCGCTCTTCGCCACGACGACGCGCCCAGAGCTGTCCCTGACGACCATGTCGAAGCGGATGAGCAGCGAGTTGTCGCCGGGGATCCGCGACTGCGTCGCGAGGTAGGACCGGGTGAACTCGACCGAGCGCGTGACCGGCGAGAGTTCGCCGATGGCTACCTTCGAGGCAAAGTCGAAGAGCGGACGCGCGTCCTGCACATGGCTGGTGAGCACGTTGCCGCCCGCGGCAGGGCGGAAGATCACAGCGAGAGGGATCCAACCAACCATCGTCGCGGGTGCCGCGTTGACCGTGCCGGCGCGCCACTGAAACTCGAGCCTGCGCTCGTGCAGCTTCGGAACGACGGTCGCGACGAAGTTGCCGCTCACCGGGTCGAGTACGTCGCGAGTCGGTGAGGTCACCACGACCTCAGTCATGCGGGCTTCGAGCAGGTAGTACGTGTCGGCGCCGGGCGTCGGGGCAGGTTCGAGCACTACCGATCGCTGAATGGCGAGCCGGCTGTTCGAGTCCAGCGGCCCTGGCGCTGGCAGCAGCGCCGCGTTGTTCTGCAGCAGCACGCCGGGAGAGATCGAAGCGTTGGCGCCCGAGCCCGACACCGTGAGCCCGCCGAGCACGTAGCCCTCGGGACCGCTGGTCTCGAGCGGGTTCGTCAGGCTGATCCGCTCGTTGTAGAGGATGTACTGCAGCACTTCGACCAGGCTGCGTCCGGTGAGCGCCTGGATGTCGTTGATGTCCGTGGAGAGCGGCTTCTCGCGCACGGTGATGAGGTTGTGGTCGGTGCTCGCCATCTGAGATCACTCCCGCGTCGTTTCGATGATGCCGGCGACGCCAGCCGCTTTGATCCGTTGAACGTCCGCGTAAACCGCAGCGTACAATGCAGCCCTCTCGATGTCGAAACCATCGTAGGCCGCTGTCATGATGATCGCGTCGTCTTCGTTGGTGATGTCGTACGCGGGTGTCCCGCGCCGCACGCCCGTGCTGGGGTCGAGGAAGTCGCTCGGCCGCGTGCCGGGGTCGTCGTACGCGAGACCGACGTCGAGGAGCGTGACGTCTCGTGGCAGCACGACGAGAAACGCACCTCTGAACTCGACGTCGTCGAGCCATCGGTTGCGGAAGTCCTCGGGGCGGTCCACCGGCCGTGGGTCGTCGTACACGAAGACCGTGTCGTCGTAGAGCGGGGAGAGCGGCGGCGACCCGCCGTCGTACGTAGGTGTTCCGGGGTTGGGGCTCGGCGCATCCCAGCACTCTTGGTACCGATGCTCGAACGTCTCGATGAACGCGAAGTCGATCGGTACCCGCGCGGTTGAGAGGATGCGCGTGACCGTTCGACGGATCGCGGCAGGACTCACAACGTCGGGGAAGGACCTGATGCGCGTCCGATACGAGGTGTCGCCTTCGCCGCGCGCTCTGAAGATGCCGCGGTTGTCGCCGAGCCCGTCGAGGTCTGCGGTCTTTCCGTTCTGAGTCGGCCACGCCGTCTGCGTGACGACCAAGTCGTCGAGCACGAACGCGGGATCAGTGTAGAGCGTGACGATCGTGTCGATCTCACCTTCGAGCGTCTCTCCTCGAGGAGTGATCACTGCGCCTTCGACGTTGTACTCGTAGCCGTCGTCGAGAGCCTCCACGACTGCCCCGACCGACACGTCCCCCGAGCCAAGCGTCGCGTCGTTGAGCACGCGGAAGCGGCGCCCGTGCCTCGACGTCGCGACGATGGTGCCAGCTCGAATCGTGACCGTCGTAGCGGTCGGTGCAGCGGGGCCGCGCGTGAACGCGACGGGGACTTGCGCACGCACCGGCCCCTCCGCGAAGACGATGAACGATCCACACTCGAGGCGCTCGATGGCGAGCGAGACGCGCTCTCCGATCTTTGCGAGAGCCTGGAGGAGCTCGTACCCGCTGTTCGGGTTCAGGATCAGCGGGGTGATGTACTCGGGCGGCAGGATGCGCTCGAACAGCGCGAGGAAGTGGGCTTGATCGTAGCTCACCCCGTTGCACGCCAAGAGCTCTCCGCCGGTTGCGAAGGACGGCAGCGCACTACCTACAGGCGCGGGGCCTGCGGGCGCGGGGCTGAGCAAGGTGAACGAGAACGAGATGGTCATGTCGCCTCTCCTCCTGCGCTGACCGCGAAGACACGAAGGACGGGCGCTTCGGGCCACGCCGGGACTCGCCGAACAGAGAACGTCTGCAGCGTTCCCGCGACTTCGCGCGAGGACCCGTTCGCGTATGCGGGAGTAAACGCGGCGCCGTCCCAGATCACTTCCTCGAGCTGCAGCCCTGCGTAGTAGACCCAGATGATCGTTTTGATGGTTGCGCCGGTCACCGTGAACCGCAGCGGCGTCTCGAGCTCGAGGCTCTGCGGCACGGGACCCAACAACGCGACGACGGGTGCCGGGTCTGGTGGTACCGGCGGGGGCAGCACCGCCGTCTCCAGGCCGGTTACAGCAGGGTCGTAGATCGCGCCAGCGGTGTAGTCGGTGAAGGCGACCGCCTCCATCGCCCGGATCTCTGGATCGTACACCAGCCCGCTCGGGTAATCAGGCATAGAGGATCGGCTCCCCAGCAGGCCACGGCAGCGTGATGTTCCCCAGCACGAAGCGCGGCTCGGGTTGGTCCGCATCGTACAGAAACGGCCACTCACGGAAGCCGGTCGGCTTCCAACGAACGTAGCGTCCCGTGCCTTTGAATCCACCCGATCCGGGATACTGGATGTTGTTCCAACCCCAGCAGATGTCGATCTCGTACTCTTTGCCCGATCGCGTAGTTACGAGCCCCTGGCTGCTCGGAGGTACGAGGTTGGTTGACCCCATGCTGGGTCGGTACATCTCACCTGCGTTGCAAGCCCGGTACACCTCAGAGCCGGTCCCCTTCCCGTACCAGGCTGAGGGCGACCCATTGATCGAAGTCGAGCTGGAAGTGGGTTGGTTGTTGAGGTTCATCGGTGCCATGACGACACAAGGATCTGGGTCTGCGGGATTCCCGTCCTTCACCGGCTCCAGCGCGAACAAACCGGGATAGGACGAACCCGACGGTGACATGAAAAACCAGAACCCGTAGACGCCCGCGTCGGCGGCGTTCTGTGCAATCGCGTTGATCGAGAACACCGATGCCGGGCTGACCGCGAAGAATGTGGTGTAACCGCCCCCCGTACCGAGGATCTGCTGCTGGTCGGCGGCTGACGGGGGGACCGTCGCAGAGATCGCACCGAACCCAGATCCCGTGAACTCTGCGCTCTGCGAGTAGTACACGCGCCATGAGGTGTCGGTCGTACTACGCTGGAGCAGGAAGGACCGCCCACCTGCGCCGGACGGATCACGGATCACGAACCACGCATAGTTCGTGGTCAGCATGGCCGCAGAAGTGAGTAGGTCGGACGTCCCGAACGTCCCTGCCGTGCCGGTGCCGCTGTACGTGACGACCCAACCTGCTTGCTTGAGCACCTCTTTGAAGGCCCAGATGGCTGAGGCGTAGTTGGTACACCGGCGGTTGATGCCGGCAGATGCGTCAGCGGCCAAGTGATAGATCAGAGCCATTGTTCTTCCTCACGCAGTACTCGGCGGGGTGCCGTCTTCGTACGGCACCAGCAGCACACCGGCGATGTAGGCGTAACAGTTGGTCGCGAGATCGAGCGTGTTGCCGTAGTTTCGCGCGACGCCAGGGAAGCGCAGCTTCCGAAGCTTCCCCATGAAACCGGGGCGCTCGTTCGTCATTCCGCGGTACCGATAGACCACGGGGACCGCAATCGGGTCACTCCCGTCGAACGGATCTGGAGAGCAGCCCCCAGGAAACGTCCCACCTGACCCTCCTTGACGTACGACCGCAACGCCGACCTCCGTCCAGAGCTCATCGGCTTCACCGGAGTAGACCCACATCCGGTTGGTGTTGAGGAAGTAGTTGGTTCCTCCCGCAGTGGCCGTGCCGTAGTCCGTGAAGAAGATGCACGGGTCATCCCCCGAGTTTCGATCATCGCCGTAGAGCCCGTCGCAGTAGAGCCCGTACGAACCAGCACCGGACCCGCTCGCGGGCGTCGCGAACAGGAAGAAGGTGTACACCCCCTCCGGGGTGGGATCGTCGAATGCGATGCAGTGCATCCGCACCGGCATCGTTGGGTATTCCGAGTATTGATCGGCGCCAGCCGCTTGCCCTTCTGACGCGTACCCCTTCACGATGCGTTGATCAGAAGCAACCGGCTTGACTGTCGCGCTTCCACCCGAGGAGAAGCGCCCGGCCTTGCTGTACCAGATGTAGGTGTTCGACGCATTGACCATGCGGATCAGAATCTCGCGCAAGCCGTCTGGGTCTTGCAGCCGCATCCACGCGTTCGCGTTGTTGAAGCCGCCCGCGCCCGCGCCGGAGCTCGAGAGCACGTCGAACGGGCCCGCGGTCTGTCCTGCATTCGCCCAGGTGGTTCCGTCGCTTGATCCCTGCACCGTCCAGCCGGCCGCGAGAAGGGTGGTGCGTAGAAGCCACCATCCTTCGGCCATCGTCGTGACGGCAACGTTGACGTTTGAAACCTTCGGCATGGTCCTACCTCAGAACGTGTCGGGGTTCGTGCTGCCCTGCAGCGCGACGTCGGGTTGCAGGCTCGAGGCGACGACGAGCCCGAGGGTTGTGCGAAGCACCTGCAGCGACTCAGCAACGACGTCGCCCGCGGGGCTGAGGATCTCATCGCCGGTGACGAGCAGGCCGGGGACCATGCGCAGCGCCGAGACCAGATCTGCGACGACCAGCGAGCTACCGGGTGCGAGGGAGTTGATCGCGTTGACGACGCGGGTGCGCGCCTGAAACGCGGTTGCGTCGACGTTCACTCCCGCGCGGAAGCGCAGCCCGAGCTGCACCGACTGCAGCACGACCTGACCGATCCGCACATCGACGTAGATGCCGCCAGCCCTCGTATCCTCGAGCGCCTGGAAGACCTGCGCCGCCAAGAGCGCGCTCTGCGCGGCGTAGAGAGGCGGCGTGACTTGTCCGACCAGCGCGTCGGTGAACCTGTCGGAGATCACAAGCTGCAGCGTCTTGGCGGGGCGCCCGAACTCATCCAGCACCTCGAAGGCGGTCGCCGTCTGGACGCCTGGGACGTTCAGCGCCGCGGCTCTGATGGCAGCGAGCGTTCCGCGGCGCGCGGTCTCGAAGACCAGACGAGCTCGAGCTCGGTACTCGTCGTCGTTCTCACGATCTGCGGCGCCCGCGCTTGCCAGCGGGTTCGTCACCGCGAGATCTCCGGGGGCGCCCGCGATGCCTCCCGACACCGCGTTGATCGTATTGGCGCCGACCTGCTGGTCGAAGCCCGCCTGCGCCGAGCGCGCCGCGACGACGACGGGACCGGCCGAGCCCGCGGGGAACGTGGCGGCCGCGGTCGTGATGAACTGCCTGCCGTCGACGGTGGTCAGGCGTGTGCCCGCGGGGATGGCAAAGGCGCCGGGCGCGGGCGTCGTGGTCGTGAACGAGACCGACACCCAGGCAGGAGCTGCGTCCTTTCGGAGCAGGCCGAAGCGGTCGAAGATCAGGCGGTCGAGACACTCGTCCTCGGCCGAGTCGAGGAAGAGGCCCTTCGCGACGCGCGCGAGCTGCGCGACGAGCTCGTCGCCGACAGCAGCTCCAGCAGCGACGAGCGCGTTGGTGTCGCTGCCCTCGCGCTCGACGACCTCGCGCGTGAGCAGGCGGTTGCGTGTGAGGATCTCGTCACGTGCGACGCGGAACAGATCCTCGAACGTGGGGAAGTCAGCCATCGTTTCCTCACAAGCCGACGATCGGCACTTCGAGGGTTGCATCCACCGGCGCGCTGCCGGCCGCTACGAGCACCGCCTGAACCCGCACGGTCAAGACGGCGGCTGCGGTGTTGAAGGTGAGCTGCACGTCCGCAGTAGCGATCTCGGGCTCGTAGCTGAGCTGTCGACGGATCTCAGCGCGGAGCTTCTGCAGGTCTTGGAGCACCAGCGGCTCTTTCACTTGCAACCCGAGCCCGTAGTTCGGGAGGTGTGCGAAGCCTCCCGGCGTCGTCATAAGCCTGCGCAGCACGAGCTTCTTGAGTAGCGCCTCGCCGCTGTGCGTCTCGTAGTCGCCCGCCGTCGTCACACGCAGGACCCCGCCGAGGCGGTCGGCCTCGTCGAACTGCGGGTTGGCGAGGTCGCGCGCGGCCGCTACGCCGGCCGCTACGGCCGGCGTCACGCCCAGGAAGGGCAGGAAGGCGGGGGAGTCGACCAAGGCCCCGCCCGCGTCGCGTAGCGCCGTGGCGGTGACCCTGAGCTCCTGCGGGTACGGGGGGAACGCCTCGAGCACGTACAGCTCGACCGTCTGCGGGCCGACCATCACCGCCCCGAGGACCGTGTACGTCCGCCCCGTCGCGGGGTGCGTGACGGTCCAGCTCGCTGGGTTGGTGGCGTCCCCCAGGCGCGTTGGGTTCCCCGCGCGCGCAGGACGCGAGAGCTCGACACGAACCGAGCGCGTTGAGTTCGCGTAAGCGGCGACGAGGTACAGCACCTCGACGCTGCCGAGGCCCCACGTTGAGAGCCCCCATTGTCCCTGTCCCCAGCCCGGCATCACTCACCCTTGATCTTGGTCGAGAGGTACGTATTCGCGGCCTGCGAGAGCGCGAGCGCAGCCTCCTGCAACTTGGTGACGAAGGTAGCACCGTTCGCCCCGGTGAGGGGTGTGGACGGGGGTGACGGCGCGAGGGCTGCAGCAGCGGTGATGAGCGCGTTCGCGAAGTCGTTGAGGGCCGTGCGCAGATCCTCTCCGCGCACGAAGCTCTGGCTCGCGTTCTGCAGGAGGATCTGAGCGTCAGGCGTGGAGAGCTTGTAGCTCTTCCCCGACTTGGTTTTGATCACCACGTCTTCGACGATGTCATCGCCAGAGCCCGCCTCCGCGATCGGCGTGTCTGCTGCGTTCCACGCGCGCGCGATGACGAACGCTGCGGCGTCGGGGTCGCCGGGGATGGCGACGAGGACGGTGTCGTCCTTCTCGAGCGGGTAGTGCGCGCCGAAGTCCTTGCCTGCGTACGGGGTTGCGACGTAGGCCGTGAGCTCGTCACCGTCGGGCTGGAGCTGTACGTCGGCGAAGATCCCCTCGTCGGGGTCGAAGCCGACGTCGACGACCGTAGCCATCGCGATCCAGACACGCGGGTCGATCCCCGGATACGAAGCTGCAGCGCCGAGCCGGCGCACATCGATCGATCTACGGGCGCTCATGAGCCACCTCGGCGAAGGCGCTCGGCGCCTGCAACGCCGCGCACCTCGAGCGTCGGCGTGGTGATGGGGCGGCCGGGGGCGAGCTGCGGGAAGTTCGGATCGCCGGCGCGGCCGACGTCGTTGCGCGCGACCACGTAGTTCTGGAAGTCGAAGCCGATCTGCACGCCGGTGTCGCTCCACGTGTACGTGACCGAGGAGACGCGGAAGAAGCGCTGCATCTCTTGGATCTGACCGCGGCTGGTAGCGGCGATGACGCGCGCGAGGTTCTCGTCACCGATGCGCTCTTGGATCTGAGCGACGAGCTCCTCGAAGCTCACGCGCTCGTGCTCGGTGAACGACGAGGCGAGTGGCGACTGCGGCGTCATTGCGCGCACGTCGGTCAAGAACTCGATGCCGTCGCCGGGCTTGAGGCGCAGCAGGTCGGCGTCGGCGTTCGTGCCTCCGAAGGACGCGAGGTTGCGCGTGGTGCAGCTTCCGCCGAGCTCACCACGCGCGATCTCCTCGTAGATGGCGCGTGCGATGTCGACGAGGCGTTCGGGGTCACGCACGCCCGCCACAGGGATATTGATCCCATCCTGCTGCGCAGCTTTCGCGCCTGGCGCGACTCGGTGGCGTCGTGTTCCTTCGGGCGCCGTGCGCGGCGGCCAGAAGCCCTGCAGCACTCGGCCCTGCCCTCGAGCTGCGCTCGAGGTATCGACACCGACCGCACGCACGATCTTCGGACGAGCCATGCCGCCCATCTTGCGATCGAAGCTCACGGAGAGGATGTCGCGGCCGTACACGAGGCGGCGAAACCTGAGCGGCGGGTCGATGGGCGCTCCCGAGAGCGCATCACGCGAGCGCGGGCGGCCGCCCGCGAACGGCGTAGGGTTCAGTGCAGTGCCCGCGTTGGCTTGGTCGAAGATCGACCTGCTCGGGCGGATGAGAAGCTGTGTCCCCTGGAAGTACGGGATCGCTCCAACCAGATAGCAGAACTTCACGATCGCATCCCAGAAGCTCATGTTCGCGGAGCCGCCGGGGGAGCTGACGCGGCCGGTGTTGTTTCCTCGAGCACCACGTCGGTTGCGTGGAAGGATGCTCGGGTCGCCGACGACGGGGATGGCGCCGTTCGGCCACTCTGCCGGGTTCACGACGACCGAGAAGTCACCGAAGAGCGGGTTGTAGCTGAGGAGCTCTTCGATGAGCGCGTTGATCGGCTTCGTGATATCCAGCGACGAGAGGATGCGCGTTGCGATCTTCGGGTCGTTGGTGAGCGGTGTGTCGAGCAAGATGCCGCGCATGTCTCGACCGCGGAGCGACACCTCCGATCCCGCGTTCTCATGGCGCACCGACCACTCGTCGACGAGCCCGACGAGGATCAGTGTCTCTTGGTTGGGCTGCCCCGCTGCGTCGCGCGTGGAGAGGACCGACGACCGCGTGCCGTTGGCGTTCGGACCGCGCATCCCCCGCGCGAAGTCGTCGCTCGAGACGGCGCCCTGATGAATCTCTACCGCAGCAGAGCGGACCGTGCGTGGGTCGATCGGCATGTCTCGGAAGTCGAAGACGAAGTCGAACTGCCCCGCCTGCCGGTAGCCGGGAAGCGAGACAGATCCGCTCTTCGGCAGACGCCCGAGCACGAAGCTCACGTTCTCTGCGCCGCGCCGCAGGATCAGCGGTTGCGGCTGAACGGACCCCGGACCTGAAGGCGGGTCCTCGACCATCTCTTCGACAGATCGCGGAGTGACCTCGGGCTGGAGGTGCAACGACTCGTCGAACTTCAGCTTGAAGTTGACGACGCACGACGGGTAGAACGTCGGCATCAGCAAGCCCTCGGAGCGGTGCCTACGGTGAAGCGCGGGATCAGAAGATGCTGGCCTCGCTGCAGCACCGACGTCGTGAGGTTGTTGAACTCCATGATCCGACGCCACTCGAACGGCGAGCCGTAGTACGTCTCGGCGATGGCACGCAGATCCTCCCCGTCACGCGCAACGTGCGTGCCCACGAGCTCGTCGCGGAGCTGCCGCAGGAACACCGCGCGCTGCCCGACCGCTGCGTCCCTCAGAACGCGCGTGCGGCGGAGCAGCTCGCGGACGTAGATCTCGGCACCGAGCTTCTCTTGGAAGAGCAACCCACCGATCGCAGCTCCGACGTTGAGATACGCTGCAGCCTCGGCCTTGAGGAAGGCCGCCAGCTCGGCGCAGCGGAAGACCAAGTTGCTCACAGTCGCGATCGCTCTACGAACTGCGTCGACGGGCGTGAGCGCCGTGCGTGCGAGGTTCGCGGCGGTGTCGAACAGCTCGTTCACGAACCCATCGATGTCCTCGAGGTAGCCCTGCAAGAGCTGCTGGTATCCGGGGCTCGTCGGGAACGGAGCCTCGGCTTCAGCCTGCAGGTCCGTGTTGAGCTGCTGGAGCGTTCCGACGGCGTCGCCAAGAGACGCGTCGATCACAACCACGACCGGCGCGATGGCGTCTCCGCGCGAGATCCAGTCGAAGGTCATCGTCCACTGCAGGTCGCGCGTCGTCGTCCACGACTTCTCGAACGAGGTCAGGTGGCCGTGGCGTGTTGTCAGATCCCAAGTCACCTCGAGCAGTCGCCCCGAGCGCACGAGCTCGTCCACGATCTCCGCAGCTTCGCGGACGTTCGTGATGTCGCTTCCCGCGAACGTGATGGCTCCCGGCTCCCCGATGAACTTGTCCTTCCACATCCCTTGGATGGTGGTCGGCTCCTCGGCCGCGCCGAGGACCGTAGCGGTCGCCACGGGGTTGCCGGGGTACCACGTCATCTCGACGCGCTGCTTGGTCTTCAGCGTGTAGGGACGGTACGGGAGTCCGCGGCCGGTGAGCGCGAGCGCGCGTTGGTTGCCCGTGATCTCTCGGATCGTGAACGAGCTGCCGGTGTCGACTACTTCAGAGGTCACAGATCACCTCACGCCGAAGAGCGGCTCGAAGCCGGACTGAAGACGCTGCTCACCAAGCCGGCCGATGTCCGACGCAAAGGCCGTCGCGATACGGTCGGGGTCGAAGCCCTCCTCGAACTTCTGTTGGATCTCGAACCGGCTATAGCGGAAGTCCTGCACCGTCCGGCCGCCGCCCCGATGGTGTGGGGTGGTTCGATTGGCCGCGCCGTCTTCTCCGCCGAGCGTACGGGCGGGGCTGTCTCCCGTGATGCGCGCGAGGAAGTCTGCGAGCCCCTCGCGCATCAGTCGCGTGTTTTCGCGCGTCTCCTCAGAGACAGACCCGCGGACCAGCTCCCAGCCCTTGCGGATCAGGTCTGCGTCATTGCCGGGCGACATCGCAGCAAGAAACTCAGCGGGGTCGAAGTTGTCGGCGATCCACTGGACAAGCTCGGCAAGGGACTCGAAGGCTGGGACAAGCCAGTCGGCGGTGACTTCGTACAGCGTCAGGAAACCCTCGCCGATGAACGCTACGACCGGCGCGAGGAAGTCGATGATCTTCGAGACGATGGTTCCGATCGCCTCCCCGAGCTTCGAGAAGGCGGGCTTGAGGCGCTGTAGGATCTCCCCGGTGACCGAGGCGACACCCGTGATGAAGCGCCACACGTGGCCGACGACGACCACGAAACTGTCGATGACGGGTGCGAGTGCCGAAGCGAGCCCGTTCGCCATCCCGACAAGCCCGTCGAAGATAGCGATCGCCGGGCCGACGACTCGCTCGGTGTCGGTGAAGATGCCCGCTGCACCGCTGTAGATCGCGTCGATGGCTGCGAAGAGCGGGTTCGAGTCCAACGAGCTGATCAGCCTGACGGCGTTCTCTCCGATCCAAGACACGGCGCCCGCCATACGCTCGAGCCCAGCACCGACCCAGCTACCCAGCATGTTGCCAAGCTCGACCACCGTCTTCGCCATGTGCGTGAGCTTGCCGTCGCCGTCTTGGAAGGCGCCGGTGAGCGTCGACACGGCGCTCTTGATCCCCTCGAACATCTGCGTACTCGAGAGGCGTGCGACGGTCTTGAGGGTGCTTGCTGCGGCGCCGGAGATGGAATCCCAGGTGTTGCCGGCCGCTTGGATCATATCGTCGTACTGCGCGACGACGCGCTCCATGAGCACTGCACGCTTCTCGAGCTTGAGCTTGTTGAACTGCGCGACGGTGATGTGCGCGTACTCGGGCAAGTTGCGCATCGCGTTCATGAGCGACTGCGCGTACATCGACCCTTGATCGAGCAAGCCGCGCTGCGCGTCGAGCGCCTGCTCGAGCAGCATCGCGGTCTCCCCGCCGCTGTGGCCGATCGAGATGCCGACCGCGGTCATCTTCTCGATGAGCGAGTAGGATCGCTCGAAGTCGCCAACGGCTCGGTTCACATGCACGCCGGCCTGTGACATGGCGATCGTGTAGTCGCCTGCCTCGCCGGGGAGGCGCGCAGCCGACGACTCGATGCGCGCGACCATCGTCGCAGCGTCGGCGAGCGCGCTCTCGAACGACCCAGACGACACGCCGATGAAGCGTAGCGTCTGGGCCATCTTGAGTTGGATCTGCTCGAAGGACGAGTTGACGCCGACGAGCGCGTGCGTCCCGAAGGCGGCCATCCCCGCGCCGATCGCCATATGCAGCGGCGAGAGCATGTGCACGACCTGGGAAGCCGCCATGGTGGCCGCGAGGCCGACCTTGCCGAGCGACCCGGAGACCTTGCCCATGGTCCCCAAGAACGCGGAGGCGCCCTCGAGCGCGAGCTCGAGGATCGACTTCTGCCTGACTTCCTGGGGGTTCTCGTCGCTCATCCGTCCGTCTCCATCGAGCTTCGGTGTGCGTCGTTCTCTTCAGCGATCAGCTTTCCAACCGAGCGGCTGAGGAGCATCGCGTCTGTGATTGGCATGGCTAGAACGTCTGCGGCGCGCTGGTGGCCGTACCGTCCGAGGAAGGCCACGAGGTCGAAGATCTGTTCGCGTCGGTTGCCCTCGCGCGCGAGTGCGAGCGCGAGGTCCCCGAACGTGATCAGACGCGAACTTCGTGGCTCTGGAGAAAAGCGGCGGAGTCCTCGAGCGTCGGCTGGTGGACTCGGTTGTACGCCTGGAGGATGAGAAGGCGCACGGGAGGCTTCAGCTTCTCCCACAGCGTGTCGACGGAGCCGTCGAAGACCGACACCTTGCGCCCGTCGACCATGCGCAGGGATTCCTTGGTGAGCTCGTAGGCGAGCGCGGCAGGGTCGCCGTGCGCGCGCTTGGTCACCGTGAGCTCTTCGGACCCCCAGAGCTCGACGATGCCGATGACCTTGATCCCGCTCTCCGCCGCGAGCTTGGGCGGGATCTTGAAGACGTGCAGCGGGCGTGACTCCCGCTCTTCCTTGCGTGCTGCGAGCTGTTCTTCCATCGGTTGCCCCCGATCTTTCTACGTTGCTGTGTTTGGTTCAGACGATCACGCTCGCGGTGGCTCCCTCGAAGTCGAGGGAGACCGAGCCGTAGTCCGAGCGCGATCCGAAGTTGAGCGGCAGACTTCCGAACTCGACGGCCGGGATGAGGATCCGCGGGCGGTCGCCGTTCGGGAAGTTGAGCGTGGCCTTGATGTTGATCTGCGAACCCGGCGTGCGTCGGCGCGCCTTGTTCACCACCTCGAAGAAGAAGTCGAGAAACTCGCGACTCTCGACGTGCGCCTCCATGCGACCCTGCACGCCGTTGAAGATCGCATCGCGGCGGTTCGTGGTCTCGCCGAGGTAGCCCTCGGACATGATCTCGTGCTGGAGCGTGATCTCGAACGAGCGAATGGCGAAGAGGGACGCGCGCGGGCGGCCGTCCGAGATGATCAGCACTTCGACTTCCTGACCCTTGATTCTCTGACCCATGATCTCCTCCAAAGACAGAAGGCCGGTGAACGTGGTGTGTTCACCGGCCCTATTCTGCTGCCGCAGCGAAGCCGCTGCGTGGGCCTACCCCACGCCGACCTCAAAACTATCGTGTGGCCCTCAGACCGTCAAGTCGCGCGGACGATGAGGACGTTCTCGCCGATCTCCGCCTGGAAGACGATGGTGTCCGCCGTCGCCAACGTGCGCACCTTCCCGGTGATGATCCAGATGCCTTGCGCCTCGAGCGCGGGGCTGTTCGCGCTGGTGTCGACCGAGAAGTCCGCGATTCGCTGCGCACGCGGGTTGTCCGCGCTGAGCAGCTCTTCGAGGAAGGCGACGACCTCGGCGACCGTGCCGTCCTTGAAGTCGTTAGTGATCGGCAGCTTGCTGAACTCCACCAGGCGGTTCGCCACCGAGTCCTGAATGAAGTCGGCCATCCGGCGGCGGTTGATGTTCTTCCTCCCCTCCGTCAGAGCCGTGGTGATCCCCGACTGAATGATCGCCCCGGTTCGCCGGTCGATGCGAAGGCCGGCGATGCCGCTGGCCTTCATCGCGATGTAGTCGCCCATCCCGAGCCCGACGACGCCCCGCTGGATCCCGAGCACCGACGCGAGCACCTGCGGCACCGGCGCGGCCGCCTGCCCAGGGTTGCGCTCGGGAGGCAGGTTCGACAGGAGCGAGACCATGTACGCATTGAACGCCTCGTCGAGCAGGCCCTCGCTGGTCGTGTCGCCGTCTGCGGTCGGGAGCAGCACGCCGTTGGCCTCGGGGACCTGCGTCACCGCGCCGGGCCACGTGTAGATGATCCGTTCGTCCCGGTTCGCCCCCACACCCGGCGCCGCGTCTGCGCGCGCAGCCGTAACGGTGAGCGTGGTGACGGGCGGCGAGATCACCCCGATGCGGCCGAGCCCAAGCGCCGAGGCGTTGAGCACGTGCGCGCGCACCTTCGCGTTGGTTCCCGTGCTGTGGCGGCACGAAGCGACGATGTTGACGTCGCGTGCGGGCAGGTCCTCGGTGATCAGAGCGTCGAACGCAGTCGCGTAGAGCGTGTCGAGCGTCACGCTGCTTGCGGGGTTGATCCCCTGCGTGGCAGCCGTGAAGTCGGTCGCCGTCACGGGGTGGAGTGCACCCCCCAGCCCCGCCAGCACGTCGGGCGAGAAGAAGTCGTCGGATGGAACCAGCGCGGGCGCCAGCAAGCCGCCCGCCGCGTGCGTGCCCGTCACCTGTGCGCCCGACGCGTTGGTCATCGGACGCACCGGCACCACGTAGCCGCCCGCGGACGCGAACGCGTAGCCACCGGAGGTCACCGCCCCGATCACGCGCTCCGGCGCCGAGTCGGCGTCGGTGCTGAAGTGCAAGCGCCACGGCACGGGGCTGCTGCCGATCCACGCGAAGTTCGCCCCGTCGAGGCGCTGAACCGTGATCGCGTTGCCCGTGCCAGGCGTGGCCGACACCCGATAGGTGCCCGCGTCTTCACCGTTGGCGGCAGCCTCCGCGTTGTTCAGGACGAGGATGTCTCCCACGCGGGCGCCGAGCGTACCGTCTCCGCGATCGATCGTGCTCCAGTCGAAGCCCACGTCGGCATCGAAGACCTGCGTGGCGGCCGAGGCGCCGACGTTGGTTGCGCCGCCGACGCCCGTCGCAATCGGTGCGCGCGCGGTGAACTCGAGCCGCTTCCCGATCTTGATTCGCGCTGCGCCGACGCGGAACTCCCGCCCCGCTTCGACGCGCCCACCGGAGACGGGCACGACCGGCGTGGGATCGGTCGGTGCGGTGCAGAGCGGTAGGCTGCGGAAGAAGCGCGCGCCTTGCGGCGAGCACAGGTTCACCGGCACGACCACGAGGCGGGCGAAGCTCTTGCCACTGAGCTTGGCGTACCCGTTGCCCTCGCCGCGACCGAAGTCGCCGAGAGTGGGGTCGAAACCGCCGACCTTGTCGATCAGATCCCGCGACGAGAAGATCTCCTGCGGCACGTGGCGCGTGGAGATCACACCCGCGTTGTCGAACGTGGTCGCGTGCGTCATGTCGGCGAACTCGCCGACGAACGCCGCGACGCCGGTTCCGACTCCCGCGATGGAGCCGGGCGGCGGAGCGTCCACGATGACGACACCCTCGATCTGCCTGAGCGTTTCTACTCCGGGATAGAACCCGTAACGACGAATGAATCCGGCCATGACTGCCTCCGCTGTCTCTGGTGAGACGGTACCTGATGCGTGCCCCTCAGTCCACGTCGGCCGTGGACGACACCTCGACGAGATCGAGCCGCGGCTTCAGCGTCGGAATCTCCCCGGCGCGGCGAACCACCGTCGTAGTGGCGCTCACGGTCATCGACCCCTTCCAGATCCGCCGCTGCACATCCGGCGGGCTGTCCTCGTATGAGCTCGAGATCCGCTCGAACGTCGCGCGCGCGTTGTGGTAGAAGGGCAGCTCGATCCGCACCCCGCTCATGAAGTCGACCGGCTCGAGCGCGTCCTCGAGCATCGCCATCAGGACGGCGCGCTCATGCTGGTCGTTCGTCCAGAAGTCGATCGCGGCGTCAAGGCGGTACTCGGCGGTGAGCCTGAGCGCGCGGCGCGTGCCGTCATCCAAGTAGAACGTCTTAGGCGCGAGCGCGGTCGAATCGTAGGTGCCGGGACCGAGCGCATACACGGCGGCTCCGGGGAACTCGACGCGCTGCTCGAGGTCTGCGAACGTCTCGACCACGCGCTTGAAGCCGAACGCCTTACCAGTCGCGGCGATCTCCAACTGCGTCAGGTACTCCGCAAGACCGCGCGTGAGCGCTGAGCGCACGTCCGACTCCCGCGACCAAGACCACACCTGCCGGTCGTCCGGCCGTGTCACCGGGCGCGCAAGCCCCGAACGCAGCGCGATCCGGGTCATCATCGGTTCGGTGGTCATCGAGCCCTCCTGTGCGCCTTCTGCATCGCCGCGTTGACGTGCTTCGCGAGGATGGAACGCGCACGGCGCTGGAAAGTCGGCTGCGTGATCACACGACGAGGCTTGATTCCACGCCGAGCGATGGCTCGAGCGATCGGCCACGCGGCAGACGCAGGAAGCCCTTTGCGAAGCACCCACGGAAGGATGGCTTCACGCGGAGGCATACGCGCTCCAGCGCGACGGCCGCCCTCGACGAAGGGAGCGTGCTTGGTCGTGTTGTAGAGCGTGACCGAGTTCGCGCCCTTCGGGACGGCCCGCAGCCCAGCGTGAAAGCGGCCGAGGTCATAGATCTTCTTCCTGAGCGCGAGCCGGCGAGCTTCGGCTTGGATCTCTGCCGCAGCCTTCGTGACCGCCGAACTCAGCACCGACGCGAACTGCGTCCCCAGCCGTCGCTCGTACTTCCCGAGCTTGCGCATGTCGGTCTTGAGATTGATCGCCATGGACTCACCCAGGGTCTCCGTACTCGTTGCGATCGCTATACGCGCGCACGACCGTGACTGACCACTCGACCGAGTCGGGCTTGAACGCAGGTACGCCGCTCACGGCGAAGCGGCGGCGTGGAGCTCCCTGCCGGGTCTGTTGAATCTCGTAGTAGAACTGCTCGTTGTCCGCGAGCTGCCCGCCTGAGAGCAGGTCCTCGGTGTAACGCGCAGAGATCTCAGAGATCTGAAGCGTGCCCTCTTCCACCTGACCGATATGCATCATGCGCGCTGCGAGCGCGCTCAGATCTGCCACCTTCGGGACGGGCAGCAGCAGCTCGGTCTTGGTGACCTCTTCGACGCCTTCGCCGCGCCGAGCTCCCGACCAACGCGTCCACACGAGCCGCACCGTGTACCCGCGCAAGCCGAGGCACGCGTGGATGTCACGTGCCTGGTCGACGAGCGGGATGAGGCTCGAGAAGAAGGGGTTTCCTCCAGGGATCGTGAAGGAGTCGGCGCGGCAAGTGCAGCCGCTCGTCGCTCCGCACGAGCTGCAGCAGCGCTTGCCGGTCATCACCGCACCGTGACGTTGCGCACGCCTGTCCGCGCGTTGAACCGATCGCTGTACGCGTACAGCGGAACACCGAGTACGTCCGCGAGGCGCTTCGCCCACCGAACGTACTCACGCTCGAGCAGGTCCGGGTGCGTCTGCCCCGCCTCTGCCCCGCGCATCTTCACGTTCCCGACCGACTCGACCCCGAGCTGGCAGGCGGCGGCTTCGAGCTTCGCCTCGAGATCGTCGAGCGTACATAGCAGCTTCCGTACGCGCTCGAGCGCGTACGGGTTGGTGAGCATCGTCTGAATCGCCGACTCGAGCAGGAACATCGTCTGAGCCGGTCGCGGCATGCCGAACGACAGAGACGCAGCGGCGTGATCGCCACCGAACGACGTGCCCATGTACCCCAGGTGGTACCGGACTCGCTCCTTCTCCGCATCCGTCAACGGCATGTCGCGACCTCCTCAGCCCTCAGTCTGCCACCTGCTGCAGCTTCACGCCGGCCTTCTGGAGCCGCGCGATGCCGTCGAGCCCCCCGTACCGCGACGCGTGGACCCGCTGCCCCTTGCGGAGCCTGATGGTCTGCGGGCCCCACGAGACGCGGCGATCCTCCAGAACCTCGAAGAGAGGGTCCGGAGGCGGCGGCGGCGCAACGGGGAGCGGGGGCTCCTCGTGGGGGGCATCACTCGAAGCCCCGCGCCCTCCGTTGCTCTTCTCGCTCTGCGGCGGCGAGGCGCCTTCCTCGGGCGGGGCGGCAGCCTGCGGAGCCGCGCCCTCGAGCGCCGCCTCGGCGTCGAGCTCGCTGTCGAACAGCCCCTCGAGCGGCTCGAGCCCGGCCTGCGCCGCCTCACCTGCGGGTGCTGCCACCTTGAGGCTTGCGAGCGGATCTTTGGTCGATTTCGTCTTCATGTCTCGGTCCTCCAAGCGAAAGGCGGTGCAGGAAAGAATCCGGCACCGCCCCATCTAGAGTGCGCGCTGCGAGATCACTCGCAGTGCTCGATCACCATCGCGCGCTTGTAGCGCGAGTTGTCGCCCGTCGCCGCGTCGGTGCGCACCGGCCAGTCGCCGATGAACTTCCACGAGGTCGCGACCTGATCCTGAAGACGGTTCAGCGGGCCACGGATGATCATCTGGATTCGATCGCTCGAAACCTCGATCCCGTTGTTGACGATGCGCGGGTCGGCGACCGCGCCGGTGATGCCGGCCTCGGTGATGAGCGCGTCGAGGTTCTGGTGGTACTCCATCACGCCGCCCTGCGCCGTGAAGAGCATCCGGTGAACCGGGCCGCCCGAGGTGACGCCGCCGATGTAGAGCTCGCCGGGGAACGGGTCGCGGTCGTCGTAGGTCGCCGTGAGGCCGCCCACGACCGTGCTCGGAACCGGGCACTCCGAGTTGCGGAGGAACACGGTGGAGAGCATCTCGCCGATCGCGAACTGCTTGTAGACGTAGTAATCCGGCAGCGCCGTGAGGAGCCGCTGAAACTCGTCGTCGTTGAAGATCTTGGCCTGCGAGACCGGATCGAGGTGGCAGTGGAAGCGCTGGTCCGGATGCTCCGGAACGTTCTGCTCCCAGAAGTGGGCGATCGCCGTGCGGATGTCCGCGAGCGTCGGGGTGTCGGTGCCGACCGTGAGGTCGTCGACCTTGTTGCCGCCGCCGACCCGCACGAGGAAGGTACGGTCGACCGCGAGCACGTACGCGCGGTCGAGGACGTTGGTCGTCGCCGCGCCGAGCGTGAGGACGCCGGGACCGTACTCGTCACCGGGGGTGTCCGGCGTGAAGCCGATCACGGTGTTGGGCGTCGCGACGGCGTTGTCCAACACCGTGATCGCGAGCGGGTTGGACGACGAGACGAGGTCGAACCGGACGTTGCTTCCGCCCGAGAGGTTCGCGTTGCGAGCGCGGGTGAAGCCGTTGAGGCGCTTCACGCGCAGCGAGGTGGTGGCGACCGCCGCGCCGTCCGCCACCGTGTGACCCGAGAGGGCCGAACGGTAGAGGACGTTGCGGACGATGCGGTTGAGCGTCTGCGACGCCTGCATCCCGAGCTGGTGCGCGTTGCGCATGAAGAGGTCGATGATCGCGGTGATCGACGTCGGCATGTGCGTGTCGATCGTGCCGCTGTACTGGCGGATCTTCGCCTCCCACTGCTCGATCGGGTACGACGTCGGCGTCGGGTCGACGCCGGGTGCCGTCGGGCGCGCGTCGACCGGGATGAGGCCGGGCGCGCTGAAGATCATCGTGTCGCCGACGTTCTGCGGCCACTCCACCGGAGTCGCCTCCGCGCGGAAGAGCTGTCGGGGGAACAGGGCGTCGTGGAACGCGCGCTCGAGCATGCTCTGCTGCACGACCGCTCGAACCTGCGGAGTCTGGAGAATGGTGGAGAAGTCCATGATCTTTCCTCTTCGAGCGTAGTGCTCAGTCGGGTCTGTTTGTATCACTGGGGCTTGGCAAACGCCAAGCCCCTACTGCAGCCACCGGATCAGACCCCCAGCGCGGGGTTCTTGATCTTCAGATCCTTGAGGAGCTTGTCGTACTCTTCGCGGCTCATCTTCCGAGCGTCGACGAGCTTCGGCGCGGGCGCCGGGTCGTCGCCAGCAGCCGGCTTCGGTGGAGCGCCGTCCCCGTCCGGCTTGGTGCCGGGAGGGGTCGGGTCCGAGTGGGCCGGGGCTTGCTGGGCGTTGAAGAGATACGGGTGCGTCTTGGCGAGACCCTTGAAGAAGGCGGTTTCGTCGTAGCTCTTGAGCTCGTCCGGAGACTTCTTCCGCACGTCGCGGCGCAGGAGCTCGACCGCGTAGTCGATGTCGCTGATCCCACACCGCGCTGCCGCAGTACGGAGCTCCATCTCGACCTCGAGAGCCTCGGCTCGCTGCTCGGCCGCCTTGCGCTTCGCCTCTTCGCGAGCCCGCGCGCGGTTCACGCGACGGAGCTCTTCCAAGTCGGCCCCACGGGTCGGCTCGGTGCTGGGAGGGTCGGCGGGCGGGGCCTCGCGTCGTTGGATCTTCTTCACGGGTTTCTTCTTCGCCGCCGCCGTCATCATGTCCTCCACGCTCTCGAATCCGAGCTCTTTGGCCTTCGCTTCCATCTCCGCGCGTGCAGCCTTGCGGCCGCGCTCGCGTTCGTCGCGCTTGATGCGCGCCATCGCCGACTGCGGAATCGTGAGCACCGCGCCCTGGGGCGGCGGCTCTCCCGACGGGTCAGCCGGAGGCGGCGCGGGAGGCGCCGCGGGAGGCGTCGGTTCGGGGGTGGGGGTTGCCTGCTGGGGCGGCGGGCTGGGGGGTTGATCCGGGGGCTGCTGCTGTGGGTTGTTGTCGATCTGCATCTTGCGTCCCTCTGGGCCTTGCTTGCGTCTGATCTACCGACTATTCACCGCCGTCGTTTTCGCGTGGCGACGAAGCTGTCGGCTCGTCAGGAGCCTGATGCGTTTGATCGGGTCAGATGAGCTCCCGGCGAAGCCCGAGATTGGCCCTCTGACCCGATGAGGATCTCACTTGAGGCCGGTTGCGGCCAGCTCGGTCGTCACGGCGACCTTCGGGCGCGGCGTGTACTCGAGCACGAAGCCCGTAACCGTGTTGGGGAAGGTGATCGTCTTGCCGTCGTCGCTGATGGTCGCGACGCCGACCGCGGCTCCCGCGCCGCCGGGCGGAACGATCGGCGTCGCGCCCGTGTCGCCGAGCTGGTAGACGCCGAGGCTGGTCGCCGTGCCCGACGCCGTCACACGAAGCGCGAGACACGAGCCGATCGCCGGAAGGTTCTCGCCGTCCTCGAGAGCGTCGATTCCCGCGATGGTCGCGGCCGCCTTGACCGCGGCGCTGGTGATGTCGACCGCCGCCGCGGCCCCGAGGCCGGTGACGGTGACCTTGATCGGAGCGAAGAGCTTGCCGAGCCCGAGCAGACGCAGCGCGTCCGCGAGGGTGTTGGGGTCGGCCTTCTCGAGAACCTGCTGAACGGTCTGGGGCTTGGTGGTCATGATCTTCCTCTCAGGATTCGCCCAAGAAAACTTGGACTCTGGTGCTTGTCGATGGGGTGCGTGTCAGATCAATCGCCGACACCTCGGTCCCGCGATTGACCAGAACGAAGAGCGAGTCTACCGGAACTGCCTGGGTGGCACCATCGGCGCTCGTGAGCCGGACGCGGACCTTCCCACCGGTCACCTTGATCACGACGACGCCCGCGGCGGTGAGCCCGCCGAAGTCGACGTCCACCGGCGCATCGGCGCCGAGCGTGTACGTCGCGAGCTTGTATTCGCTCAGCGCCAAGAGCTCACCGATGACCTCACCAACGTCGGCACCGTCGCCTTCGAGCGGCGTGACGGAGAGAGCACCAGTGAGCCCGAAGCGCATCGTCATGTCAGCGACCGCCGCTCGCGCGCGTCTTGATCGTCATCTTCGAGGCGCACGGGACCATCGGGAAGGAGACGGTCGCGAGCTTCTCGGAGAGCGCGCCCTCCGACGCCTCGTCGCGGTACGTCCCGGTGAGGGAGTCGACCGCGGCCTGCGGGTTCTGGAACGCGCGGTCGGCGCCGACCTTGTCCATCTGGGGCTTGCTCATTGTGATCTCCTGGGAGCGGGTGTAGCGCTGTCTCTCCAGCAGTCACGCCTGGCCCGGCGTTCGGGATCATAGGCCCAAGCTCACCCGAGGGTGCGGCTAGGAGTCCTATCGCTTGCGGAACGAGAGCGAAGTGCCGCAGTGACACTTCAGCGTCGCGCTCTTGACGGCCGGCGGATTGGCCGTGTAGCGGCCGTGCTTCTGATCGTAGACCTGCGTCACGCACGGGACCGCCGTGCCGACCTTCGAGGCGAGTTCGTTGATGGGGGGATTCATGAAGGGCTCCTCTTCTCAGCGCCCGCGACGAACGGACGCGAACGGGCTGGGGCCGATCGGACGCTTCGACCCGGCGACGTGCTTCGACGCCTCGGGGTCGACGTAGCCGTTGGGCTGCGCCGCGGGGTCGGTGTTGTCGCCGACGAAGCCCGCCGGAACCGTCCCCTTGGTCTCGGCGATCGACCGCAGCGTGCGCGGCTGGCTGGGCGGCTTGGGGCCTCGGTACGACATCACTTCCTCCGGATCTTCAGTGGCACATAGCCAGCGCGAGGGTTCTCGACGAAGGCGTCGGGAGCGGGCGCTTCGGCGAAGCCGAGATCGCCTTTGCTCCGAGAGAACGAGAACGACGGCGCCGGATCTACCACGCGGGTGAGATCCGGCCGCTCGAACGTCTCTGGTGCTTCCTTCGCCATCCAACTCGATACTACAGCGCAGCACGCGCTGCGGCAATCACTCCAGCGCCGCACCGTCGTCGAGATCGTCCTCGAACTCGTCGACGGGCTCCTCTTCCTCTTCCTCTTCGAGATCTTCGTCCGCTTCCTCGGAGTCCTCGTCTTCGACCGCCAGCTTCCCGGAGTCGACGAGCCCGCCGATGTGGAAGAGCAGCGAAACGACGGCCTCGGGCTCGTCGAAGAGCTCGAGGCTCGACACGACCTCGAGCATCGGCTCGTACTCCTCGAGCTCGAGGTCGCCGAGCGACTCCGCCATGGCGGAGAGCAGTTCGGGGCTCAGCATCTCGCCGAGGTTCTCGAGAAGGATCTCTTGCTCCTCCTCGCTGAGCTCTTCCTCGATGTTCATCACCGCGTCGCTGAGCTCGGTGAGAACCTCGTCGAGCGCTTCCGCGTTCTCCTCCATGTACGGAAGGAGCTCGTCGAGGCGGCCGACCTCGACGTCGTCGAGGTGCTCGTCCGCGGTCTCGATACCATCGTCGATCGCATCGAGCTCTTCTTCGCCAGGCTTCGGGCCGGCGAAGGCCGCCATCTTGTTCGGGTCGATTGCCATGTGTGCTGCTCCTCTCGAGGTGTGCCGATCCTACCGGCGGGGTCTCAGCGTTGCAAGTACACGCGCCGGCCGCTCTTGTATCGCCAGGCGGGGATTCCCCAGTCAGGCATCCACGGAGTCAGCACTGCGCGATCATTGGGGCGGTTCGGCGGATGAAACCACGACTGCCCGATCAGTCGAGCGATGCTCTTCTTCGCCAGCCCCGAGCCGCTCGGGAGCGACTTCGGCATCCTGAACGCCTTGCCGGGCTCGGCGACCTGCCCGTGCATCGCGAACGAGTCGGCTGCCACGCGATCGTCGAAGGGCTCGCCGCTCGCGTCATCGATCAGCTCGGTCCACCGCATCATCATGCCGGGATGGCTCGCGCCCAGCGCCTTGACGCCCTCGACTTGCGCCGCGTTGTACGCGTAGCTCGCCTCGGTTCGGATCACACGCTCCACGCGCCACCAGTTCTCCGAAACGGCTGCAGTGATCGCATCCAGCGCGTCGGACATGCGCGCGTCCTCACGCAAGGTGACGTCCAGCAGGCTGCGTCGTACGGCCTTGTCGACCTCCTGCTGAATGGCCGCGAGGGCCTGTCCGCGTGCCGGCGCGAGCGCGGCGCGTGGGGCGAAGGCGGCGGCTCTGAACGCGCTCTCATCCTCGAGCGCGCCGCCGGTCCCGGTGAGCCTGCCTGCGAAGCGCGTGAGGCCCCGCAGCGACTCCTCGACGGCGACGCGGCTGGCGGTGTCGAGCTCACGCTCGAGGCGGTCTGCAGCGCGCGCGACAGCAGCCGACGCTGCAGCCCGCAGGCGCTTCATCTGCGAGGGGTCGACCGCACGAGCTGCGCTGCCTCGGTACGTCTTGCGCAGCACACGCTCGAGATTGCCGACCTCTTCGTCGAGGATGGTCTGCGCCGAGCTGATCGCAGACCTGTCGAGGAGTCGGTCAGCCCGCGTGCGGGCTGCTTTGATCTCCCCGAGGGCGCGGTCGCGTTTTGCCATCCCCCGTCAATAGCACACCCACACCCCAGGCCCACAGCCGCGTCTTCAGCCCGCACCACGTGCCGAGCACCCACCAACGCCAGATGACGAACCAGGCGATCGACAAGAGCTCTCGGGTCTCGACCGCGTGCATCACGATGTTGTCGGGCGGCCTACCGCCCATCACGTCGAAGTGACCGTCGCGCGCTTTCACGATCGTCACGCGGCCGTTCTCGTTGCGGACATAGAACGCGAGGCCGTGGCCGGGCGCGTGGAAGTCGTCCGCGGTCTCGACGCTCAGTCGGCGAACCAGCCGCGCAGCCAGTCGTGCTTTGATCATGTGATGTACCGCTTCCGCCCACTCGGCAGGAGGATGAACTTCCCGCCCTTCTTGCCGCGCTGCACCGTGCCGGCCTTCTTGGGCTTGGCCTTCGGCTCGGGCTCTGCCTTCTGCGCCGCGCCCTTCTTCGCCGGCTTCTTCGGCTCTTTGTCTCGGTACCGGGCAGTGGCTTCGGTGGGCGTCTCGGCGTGGATCTCACGGATGCGCTTCGCGCGGCGGGCTTCGTTCTCTGCAAGGATCGCCTTGGCCGCCTTCCGCTGAGCCGGCGACCCGGTCTTCGCCAGCTCGTGGAGCCGCGTCTCTTCGCGCTTCTCGATCTCCAGCTCGTCCCGACGGGTGACGAGCTGGTATTCCATGTAAGCCTCTTTCCCGTGCTTCTTGCGGTACGCGGCAGCGTCGGCCTTGCGCTCCTCGAGCATCTTCTTGCCCTCGGCACGGTCGATCGGGGTCTCGACCAGCTTGGCGATGCGCTTCTTGATCGCAGCAATGTCGTGCCCGCGCGGCGCGAGGAAGTCCTTGAGAAACTTGTCGAGGGGCTTGTCCTGCTTCACTGAGTTGCAGCGGTTGCACATCGTCAGCAGGTTGGAGTCGAGGTTCTGTCCGCCGCCCGCGCTCGGTTCAATGTGATCAACGGTGAGGCCGTATCCGTGTGGTCCACCCCGCGCCCCGCAGCAGGCACAGCGATTGCCGTCACGCCGGTACAGAGCCAGACGCCGGTCTGGCTTGATCCAGTTCATCCCCTGACCGGCCTTACGAGCAACCACTGATCACCTCAGAACGTAGCGGCGAAACCAGTTAGAGACCGCGGTCATCCCGGCGTCGATCGTCAACGTCTCGCCGGTGAGCGCGTCGGCGACGCCGTCGAGCCACACGCCGTCGAGGCCCTCGAGCGCCTTGCGCGCTTCCTCCTTGAGCGTCCGGGGCCAAGGCACCCCTGCTGCGACCGCGGCCTCGAGCTCATCGGCGTGCGCGAGGAAGAACTCGAACGCGGCGAATGCGCGCCGCGACGCGGGGTCGTCCTCGAGCATGCGCACGCTCTGCTGTGGCACGTAGGCGAGTGTCGGCTCGCTATCGAGCTCACCGTCCTCGTCCTCTTCGACAGGCTCGGGGGGAGGGGCTGCCCACTTGGTGAGATCAGCCACGGCCGCCCTTCCCGATGTAGCGCTTCTTCCCCGAGGCCGTCACGACGTACTTGCCACCCTTCTTGCCCTGCTGCACGTGCAGCGCCGGCTTCGACTCGGGCGGCGGGCGATCGCTCGCCGCAGCAGGCTTGGCGGCAGCTCGTGGCGCGCTCCCCCGGTACAGATCGGGATACGCGCTCCGCGCATGCTGCCCGCGCTGCGAGTCGTGGTGCGCCTTGTCCTGGCGCGAGCGCGCGGCCGCGTGAGCGTCCACATGCGCCTGCGCAGCCACGACGTGGTCCTCGCGCCGCCCCGAGCGCGCGGCCGTCTGCGACGCCGTCTCGGCGCGCTGCCGCAGAACCGCGTAATCGCTCCCGCCTTGTGCGCGTTGCACGCTCGCGGCCGTTCTCCTCTTCGCAGCCATCGCTCACCTCACGACGTGATGATCTTGTCCGTGCCGGGACCCCGATTGATCTCGACGATGCAGTGCGAAGGCGCCTTCGCGAGCTGCTTCTCCATCTCTCGCGCGCAGCTCTTGCACGCGTAGACGACCGAGCAGCGGTAGTAGGGCGTCGGCGACCCGTCGCTCGACTTGATCTGCACGACCGACTTCATGAAGTCCTCGGGCGAGAGCTGCGAGAGCTGCGCGACCGCCGGGTTCTTCAGCGCCTCCTTCAACTCCATCATCACGATCGCGCGCAGCAGCGGGCGCCTGCTGCACCCCGCGCACGTCGCGCCGATCGGAAAGGCGTGCTGTTGGTGGACCTCTTCCGCGGTCTGTCGGCCGCCAAAGAGCTTCTTCCGATGGATCGTTTTGCCGCTCATTCGCTCTGCTCCTTCGGCTTCGCCCCCGCGAGAGCCTCTCTGTGCGCCACAACCCTCTTGTGGTGCTGATCCACTTGCTCGACGTCGCCCACCTTCTTCGCAGCTCTACGCGCTCTCAGATGCGCATTCAGAGCTCGAGTCCGCGCAGCCTCAACGTCACCCTGCAACCGCGCAGCGGACCGTGCCGCAGCCTCGTGCTTGGTAGCACGCTCCGAGAGCTTCTTCGAGAGCGTGCGCGCCGCGTCGACCGGCGTCGGTGTCGTTGAGGCTGCGCGCTTGATCGGGCGCTTCACCGCGCCTTCTTCCCGAGATAGCGCTTCTTTCCCGACGGAGTCATCACGTAGCGGGCACCGCTGGCCGAGGTCTGGACCTGCGCCTTCGGCCGGGCTGCTGCGGGGCTGGCGCCCGCTCCCTGGCCCGCTGCTGCGGGTACGCGATGGCGCTTCGGCGTCGCGATCCCCTTCTGACTGTGGCTGATCCCCTCGGGACTCGCGGGGCGCCGAGGCACAACGTGATGTGGGGCCGTCGAGGCCGGACTGCTCGCGCCCGGATGCCGCTTCGGCGTCGCGATCCCCTTCTGGCTGCGGCTGACGCCCGCAGGCGCCCCTCCCGCCGGCACGGTGTGGTGCGGCCGAGTTCCGCTTTTGTTGGTCGGTGCGCCGTACGACCCGTCCGGTCGCTGCACGGCCTTCATCATGTCGGCGGTATCGTTCCGCATCGTGTGCTGCCGCCGAAGGTTGCCAGCCGCCGCAGACCGGTCGGCGGGGCGCGTACCCACGCTCGCTGCCTTGGTGCGCACCGTAGCGGCAGAACGCTCGGGCGCACGAACCTCCCTACCGTCCTGGCCGTGCGCGTTCGACATCTGCTTCGTGCGGCGATGCTCGTGCCCACGATCGGAAGGCCGCACAGCGCTGTTGCCCGGCGTTGGCTTGGTTAGCGGAGTCCGCTTCGGCTTCACGTAGGTGGAATCGGGGTAAGAAGGGCGTCTCGGCATGATCTACCTCACTTGATGTATCGCTTACGTCCGCTCGGGAGAAGGATGTACTTGCCACCCTTCTTGCCCTGCACAATCCGACCCTTCGAGCGAGAGCCGGGTCCGCGAGCTCGGTCCTCGGCGGGCTGATGGGCGGACCCGGCAGAACCCGGCGCCGGACCAGACGGTGCGACGCGGGTCGTAACCAGGCCATGACGCCGCGCCTTGCGCGTCTCGATGTATTCCTCACGCATCGACTTCAGGCGATCGGCAGTCCCGTGATCGTTGTTCTGCCGCGCGTGAGCTTCTGCGTCTGACAGCGCCTTGAGCGCGCGGCTGCGCTTCGCGTAGCTCGCGTCAGGCGTGAGACCGCGGTGCAGCATCTCCGCTCGACCGACGACGAGGTCTTGCGCCTTCCTCTTAGCGCGCGACTCCTCGCCCTTGACGCGCCGCTCGTGCTCGGCAAGCCGCGCCGCAAGCGGCATCTCTCGCGTGGCCGCCACGGCGTCGGAGCGCTTGGGCTCTGCGGAGCGCGTGGGCTCTGCAGAGCGCTCGGGTGCGGGCGTGCCGCGTACCGCGGAGACGAAGCCCTCGTGAGACGCGCGCTGCTCCGGGGTCGGGGCCGACGCCGCTGCCTGCTCGTGGAGCCTCACGGCGTGCGCCTCGGCTCGATCTGCCGCCGCGACCGAGGCGGGGTCGCCTCTGCGTGCTGCGATGCCGCGGAGGACCGCAGCTCGGCGCGCCTGCTGGTCTGCACGCAGCGCTTGGTCCGCATACGTCTCCGCCGGCTTGCTTGCCGGTGGACCCTGCACCTCGACCCGCTGCTCGGAGCTCGCGCCACGCAGCACGACCTGATGCGCGCTCGTAGCCGGTGGTGGTACCTCAGGCGTACGCCCCCCGTTCGTAGCAGTCGACCGGTGCTCGCTGCGTGCTTCCTCGTGTCTGCGCACCGCGCGATCACGTTGATCTCCCGTCAGCCGCTCACGTGCAATGTGCGCAGCAACCTCGTGGGCGGCTTGCGCTTCCGCATGATCGTCGGCATCCCCGGTCTCATCTGCGATCGCCGACATGCGCCGCGCAATGTGGTGCGCGCGTACGTACTCGGGATCGTCTGGAGCCCTTTGGTCGGCCGGCGTAGCGCCCATCGGGGGAGGCGTTGCAGGAGCACGCGTCGGAGCCGCGCGGCGCCCGCGACTCTGCGAGCCGGCTTCCGCCTGCGGAACGCCTGCTCGGCTCGACGCGTCCTGCAAGCGCGCTGCCATGGCGCTCGGGAGGCTTCGCAGGCCGCCGGTCTCCTCGAGCTTGGCGACGTGCGCGCGGTGCTCTGCGCCTGCACTGCGTGCGGCTCCTCGGTGCCGCTCAGCTTCCGCGGAATCGCCGGCGGCTTCGTGCGCCTCGGCGGCACGCCGGTAGCGAACCGCCAGCTCAGCCGCCGCGAGCGCGGCTTCAGCTCGGGTGGTGTGCGGCGCTCCGGGGCGTGCCGCCTCTTGGCGGATCTCGCTGAGCTCTTCAGCAGCGGCCGCTGCAGCCCGCATCGCGATGGTTGCTCGCGATCGCGCGTCAGCCTGCGCCGCCCCACCGCTGCTGCCCACCGGCGCAGCGCGCCGGCCCTGCCGCTCCTCACGGAGACGCCCTTCGTGGATTGCACGCAGCTCTTTGCGCGCGGCGCGCTCCGCTGCGAGGCGCTCTGCCTTCTCTCGGTCACGTCGTGTCGCCATCGGTCAGTCTCCGTGCTGGTGGATGATGCCACGCCAACCACGGAGCCGGAAGTCGCTGCCGCGGTCGTCGACGAAGAGGTCGACCGAGGGCTTGCCCTGGTGCTCCCAGATCAACGCGAAGACACCGGGGAGCTCTGTGTTGACGAAGTCGATCATCTGGCGGTAGCGCGCCTCGTTGAGCTCGCGGCTCGCCTCCCACCGCTTGCGATCGAGCTTCTTGATGCCCGCGATGACGAAGGGGTCCATCTCCGGGTTCGCGAACAGCCAGCGGTTCGCTCGCGCGCTGTAGAGCACGAGGACGTGGCCTGCGGCCTTCAAACGAAGAAGCCCTCCGCGGGCTCCGGGAAGGAACCGAAGAGGGGTCTTGAGGTCGTCGTAAGCGTGGTCGTCGCGAACGATCGTGCCATCGAAGTCAACTGCGATCTTCATCCGAGATACCGCTTCTTTCCGCTCGGCGTGACGATGTAGTAGCCACCCTTCTTGCCGCGCTTCACTCCACCAGCACGCTGCCGATCTGAGAGCTCAGGCTGCGGAGCTCCACCAGGCTTCGGAGCTCCGCCAGGCTTCGGTGCGCGCTTCGGGGTACCGCCGGGCTGAGGCCGCGGCTTTCGCCGCGGTGTCGGCTGCGGCTTGGGCTTCCCTGGCTTCGGCTTCGGCGGCGCTTCGTCGTCATCGAGCGTGAAGCGTGGGTGCCGCTCGAGGATGTCGGGGCCCGATGCGCGTCGCACGTGCTCCCGCGCACTCGCCAGCGACGCACGCGCGGACTCGCTGAGCCCGGCATCTGGGTGCGCGCCGAGGAAGTTCGCGGCAGGCGACTGCGCCTTCCCCGCCCCACCTGTCGAAGCGCGCGGCTGTCGCGCCTGCGTCGTGCGCGTGCTCTCTGCGGCGAAGGCGAGTAGCTGCCGAACGCGTGGGTTGCTGGATCGCTGCGCCGCAGCGTCCACGCGGTCGGCCACCAACTGCCGAAGTCGATCTCTAAGACTCATCGGCGCCTCCTCCGGTTCCTCAAGCGCAGGCGATCCTTGCGCTTCGCCTCTTCGCTCTTCGCCCACTCGAGGACGCGGTGCTCGTCCCGGCAGCGGTAGAGCCGCGCGACGCTGCCCTCCTCGATCGCAGCGTCGAGCCACCCCTTCTCGACGAGGAGTTTGATCTCCTCCCAGCGAATGCCCCATCGCTTGATCCAGAACGCGGCCGACCGCCAGCCATCCAGCGGCGGTAGGCCGCCCTCACGAACGACGCGGTACGTGATGCCGTCCTCGGGGTCCTCGAACGGCGTACCGGCGCGGAAGGGCGCGTCGGGGCTGCCCGGCTGCACGCGGAAGTCGGTGATCGGCTCACCGCTCCGGTTGCGTGGGACGTCCTTATGGGCTCCGGGCCAGTCGCGTGCGAGCACGGTCTGGCCTCGGATGCGCATGCGTGTCGGCATCAGTCGTCCTTCTGAACCACGTTGTCCTCGACGTGCCTGGTGATCAGAGATTGCTGCGCGGTGGCAACGGCGCCGATCAGTGACACGTCCATCACGGTGTTGTGGTCGAACGTGAAGCCGCCGTCGGCACGCACCGCGACAACGAGATAGCCGGTGATGGGGCGGGCATCCTCGAGCACCCGCTCGACCGCGGCGCTCAGGTGCTCTCGGAGCTTCTCGTCGCGCTTGACGGCGAGCGGCTTGAGTTGCGTGACGTCGCTCACGGTTCGTCTTCCTCATCGAGCCCCGAGTAGTCGGACTCGCGCGGTTCGGGGTCCTCGTCCTCCGCGTCCAGCGCCCCGCTCTCGTCCTCGGACGGGCGCTCCGGCACCTCGGGAGGGGTCGGGAGCTCTCCGGCCGCGTCCGGGGCGCTGGGCGGCTCTGGGAGGGCGTCGCCGGGCGGCTCGGCGGCGGGCGCCTCCCCCTCGACCCCGACGGCCGGGACGAAGCTCGGGTCGCCGAGGACGGCCTCGGCCTCTGCCGCAGAGAGGCCGAAGGCGGTCTGGAGGATCGCCTTGCCGGACTCACGCGAGAGGAGGCGCTGAGCGACCTTCTCGACGATGCCCGCGAGGGCGGTGACCTGCGCACCGTTGAGCGCGGTCTTCTGGATCTCTTCGGTCTCGCCGCCCTCGACACCGGCGCTCCCGAGCATCCGGGCGATCGCGCCATCGTCGAAGACCGGGAAGGCGACGCGGATCATCTCGGTGGCGGCGGCAGTGGGGAGCTCGCCGTTGAACACCTTGCTGACCAGAGCCAGCAACTCCTTGAGCTCCGACGGTTCGAGGCGTGCGGGTGCTTCCTCGGGAGCGCTCGCTTCCTCGAGGCCCTGGACCAGCGGGTCCACGAGCTCGCTGGCGAGCGCCTCGAGCTCTTCGTCCGAGGGCTGATCCTCGAAGTCGTCGAGCGGCACGTCGTAGCCGTCGAGCATGTCGACGCCCTCGAGCTCTGCGGCAAGCGCCGGGTCGACCTCGTCGATCTCCTCGTCTTCCATCGGCGCACCGGTGTCGTAGCCGCCCATCGCCGAGTCGAGTTCTTCCTGCTGCGCCGCCTGGAGCTTCTCCACGAGCTCGGCGACGTCCTCGATCTTGAAATACTCGGCGATGAAGCGCACCGCATGCTCGAGGTCGACGATGCCGAAGTTCATCGCCTGCCCCGCCGCGCTCACCGCCGCGTTGATATCGTCGAGGCCGGGCTCGTACCAGTCAGGCCAGTCGAGCTCGAGGAGTTCGCCCGCGCCGAGCTTGCGCTTCTCACCGGTCTTCTTGTTCGGCGGCAGCTTCACCACGCGTCGCATGATCCGAGCGACGCCGTTCTCCTCCACGGCCTGCGGACGGTCGAGCATGCGCGCCGCCTTCAGCACCATCTGCAACAGGCGCTTCACGCCGCGCTCGCCGTACTGCTCACGCAACAGACCCGCTTGCTCGAGCATGTTGGCGTAGTTCTGATCGACTTCCTTCTCGGTGCGGGCGGGGCCGCCGAAGTTGTCCTCGAGCACGCAGCGGCACAGACGCAGTGCCCGCGACTCGAGTAGCTCGGCCTGCTCCATCGCCGCCTTCGGGCCCGTGCCGTTGATCTCGAGGTAGCTGACCTGCCCGCCGACGCTCGTTTGGATCGCGTTGTCGGAGCCCTTGCGCAGCCCCGAAGGGACCTCGTCGTCGGTCGCGATGTGCAGCGTCGGATCGCAGTTGGAGAGGATCCCTCGGTTGGACTGAGAGATCAGACTGTCGATGGTCTCGATGAGGTCGAAGGCGCCGTGGCAGTCAGGATCGCCGTCGATGTCGTCCTGCACCTCGTTGTTCTGGATCCAGACGACGGGCACGAAGCCGAAGTTGTGCTCCGACGTGAGCGCTTGGAAGTCCTGCCAGCGCGGCTCGCCCTGCTCGTGCTCCGCCGGCACGCGCGGCCACACGACGTCCTTCGTCTTGTCGATGACACGCCGGTACCAGAACCACATCTCGCGGCGCTCGCCGCTGTTCGGGTCGATGATCGTGTCCTTGTACTGGTAGCGCTTCTCGAAGCGCCGAAGGATGAGCTCTTCGCGATCCTCGAAGACCGGGATGCACCAGCGCGGGTCGTGGACCTGCACGCGGGGCTCGCCGTCCTTGAAGACGAAGCCGATCGCGACCGAGCCCATCGCTCCGCCGTACGTCCGCGCGAGCGTCATCTTCGACCACAGGCGCGTCGCCTCGCAGAACCCCGTGATCCAATCGTCCGTGTCAGGGTCGTCGCTCACGATCGTGTTGGGGTGCTTCTTGTCGCCGAAGAGCAGGCCGTTGAAGCGGCTGACGACCGCCTTCGCCAAGTAGAAGGGCGCGTCGGGCTTGCGGAAGCGCAGCGGGAGCTGCGAGCCGCTGGCCTCGTAGAAGCCCGGCGGCGTGAAGCCGCTCGTGACGATCGTCTCAGCCTCGAGGTGATCGACCACCGGCGAGCCGTCCCACGCAGTCTTGCGACTCTCGTAGTTCGTGCAGCGGAAGAAGGTCCACAGACGGTTCAGCTCGAGCTGCCTCGCCGACAGAGGGCCGTACGGGACGCCGCTCTCTGCCTTGTCGTTGCTGCCCTGCCCTCCGCCGCCCCGCAGGAGTCGACCGATCTCACCCACACCGTTGACCGTGCCGCTGCTCATAGATCGCCTCACCTCGACATCGTATCGATTCGGTACGTTCTAGCACGCTTCTTCGGCGGCTGTCGTGCGCCCTCGCGAGCGAACCACATCGACATCAAGTGGTCGGCCGTGTGCTGCTGCGGGTCGTAGTAGAGCATCCCGGTCACCAGTGCATCGAGCTCGCGGCTCGCGGGCTTGCCGTTCTTCGACGGGATGATCCACTTGCCGTTCGCCATCTCAGTCGCCAAGGACTCGATGCCGAACTCGACGTTCGACTTGTTGCGCCCCGTCGTGAACGGCCGCACCGGGACCGCCGACAGGTCCTTCGTGAAGTCGACGATGTACTGCTGTGCTGCGTTGTTCTCGACGATGATGATCGAGCCGTAGCGCCGGTGGGTGTCGATGATGCGGTCGACGATCTCGCGCGCTGCCCAGCGGCCGCTCTCCACCCAGAGGATCTCGCGGTCCTCGTTGGGGTGCACGAGGATGGTCGTCAGTACGGTGCGGTCTGAGCCGCGCTTCTGGCGCACGCCGAGGTCGACGCCTGTGAGGACCGCGAAGCCCGGCGGGATCGCGTTGAGCGCGAACGCGGGGTCGTAGCCGTCGCCCCGCCGCAGCGCGATGTCGATCCACTCGCGTTTGAAGCGGCTCGAGCTCTCGTCCCGTGGGATGCACAACAGCAGTCGTGCGAACTCGTGCGCCAGCAGGCGCGAGCGCGCCTCCTCGATACGATCGAGCGGCCAACGCTCCGGCCACGTGCTCTCGCCGTTGACGATCACCGGAAACTTGCGCCACTTGTACTCGCCGGTCTGGGCGAGGTCGTGCATCAGATCCTCGGGGTGGAAGGCGTTGCCGAGGATGCGCACGCGGGCTGAGCGCGTGAGACGGCTCATCGGAACACCGTAGTACCAGTCCTTGACCTTCTGCCGCTTCTGCGGCGTCGATGTGTTCTCGAGCGTCAGCAAGTCGTCGCCGATGAAGCGGTCGGTACGCGAGCCGGTGAGCGACGCGGTGCCGACCGACACCGATTGCATCGTGGGGTCCTTCGGCGTGCCTCGCCGGCCTGGGATGTCGACCGCAATCGCCGACTCGGACCAGATGGCGCCCGGCTTGATCTCGGGGAAGACATCGCGGTACGGGCCCGGCTTCTCGATGTGCCGGCGCACGGCTCCAACGATGCGGTTCGCGTAGCGCATCGACGCAGCGCCGACGACGGTGCGGAGGCGCGGGTTGTTGCCGATCTCCCACAGCGTGTGGCCGATAGCGAGCTGCTGCGTCTTCCCGCTCTCGATGTGCCCCCAGACGATCAGCTTGTCGTTCTCGACGGCGAGGTGCTGGAAGGTCTCGTGCAGCGGCGCCTGCGTGATCGGCCCGCCGGTCTCTTCGTCGCGCAGCACCAGCTCGCAGAGCTCGTTCGGATCCTTGCGCGCGAGCGTCACGCGGTGCCAGTAGAGCTCGGTGCGCAGCTCTTCCGCGCGCTCGGGGTTGCCCTTCACCCACTCGGCGAGGTCAGGCAGCGACATCGAGCGCAGGTCATCGAGGTGCATCGCCATCAGCGCGCCTTCTTCCGAGAGATCGGAACGACCTCTGCTTCCTCTTCCTCGAACGCATCGTCGGGGAGGTCGACGACGAAGGTGCCGTCCGCTCCCTGGACGAGCGAGCTCGCCGTCACCTTGTGCTGCTGAAGCGCGCGGCGGAGCGAACGGTCGATCGACTGAAGCTCGACAGCGATCTCCTCGGGAGTCGCACTGTCGGTGCCGGTGATGCCGAGGATCTGGGTTGGTTCGCCGACGCGCAGTCGCTCGAGCTCGAAGGCAGCTTTGATCGCCTCGTTCCCCTGCCGCACGATGTACGCGGCGTCGCCGAGCATCTTCGCCATCTCGCGAGGCTTCAGGTCACCGCCGTCGACCAGCGACTCCTGCAGCTTCTTCGTCAGAGGCAGCATCGAGCGCATCAGCCCTTGGATGAGAGCTCCCGCTGCGATGCTGTTCGCGCGTGCGATGGTCGATGCCTGGGCCTCTTCTCCGGCCGCTCTGGCCGCATCGTCTCTCGCCTTCTTCCGATCTCGGAGCTGTTGATCGCGCTCCTGCTCCTGCAGCTTGGCGCGCTCGATGCGGGCGAGCTCCATCTCTTGCCGGATGACTTCTCGGATCGCTGGAGCCCATGAGTAGCCCCATCCCTGCCTCCACGCGCGGCGGGCGGTTCTCGGGTCGCATCCGGCGACTCTGCCTGCGTTGGTCGCGTTCCCCGGCGCTTCCCGGAAGCCTGCGAGCAGCAGGTCGTAGAGCTCTTTCGTGTACTTCCTTCGGGCCACTGAGCTACACCTTCGCTTCGAGCTACGGTTTACGCACGCCTCAGTCGAGGTCGATGACGACTTCGACCGTCTCTTCTCGGATCGAGCTACGCTTCGTGCGTTCGACCTCGAGCCGATACTCGAGCACAGCCTCCGCCATCAGACCTCGAATCAGGTCTGCCGCCGAGAGCCTACGAGCGGCTGCAACCTTTGCGAAGTCTGCCCAGAGGCGGTCGTTGTACCGGATAGGCCGTGGAGTCGACCGGCCCTTCTCGTAGCGATCCTGCATGACGGTTGAAGAAGCTACACTGTAGCTCCGTCGGTCGCAAGGAATACGAAGAAGCCCCGGCCGGGTGGACGGGGCTTCTTGCGTCTGTTCTTCGGGTCTGTTGCGATCAGTCGTCTTCTTCGGCGTCGCTCTTGAGGCCCTCGAGGTCCATCTCGAGCATCGAGACGATGTTCTCGAGGAAGTCGCGCGAGACGTGCATCGGAACCTTCGAGTCCATCAGCGGGTGCGTGCGGATGCGCTCGTTCACGAGATCTTCGGCGGCCTTCTCTGCGTTCTCCATCAGCTCTCCTTGGTTTCGGGGCTCAGCCCGGTCCGTGATAGTCGTCCAGCACCGGCGGTTCGCCAGAGCGCAGCCCGTCGGTCTCCGGCACGCGAGCGCGCGGTGCGAAGGGTGGGCGAGGCATGAGATCGGTCCACACGCGGCACAGCGGACACGCGAAGGGTGACGAATACGTCGGCCTGCTCCACGAGGAGCACGGCTCGCGCAGTTCTCCCGCGTCGGGTAGTCGAGCGCGGACGTCCGCACCCGCCGCCGCCGTTACCGCGGCCGGTGCAGATCTCTTCCTGCGCCCAGCCCTTCTGCGGACGACCTTCTTTGACCACCTTCATCGGGAGAACTCCCGACTGACCTCTTCCACCTCGCGAAGCTGTGCGACGAGGCTGGCGACGTAGTCCTGCAGGCACGGCGAGCACTCGAGTAGCTCGTCGATCACTTCGCGGTCGGGCGCGACGCGCTTTGCCGGTACGTAGATCGCATAACTGAGCCGCTGGGTGGCGATCTCTCGCTGCCGCTTCTCGTACGCGTCCTCCGCTCGCCGTCGAGCGGCCTGTACCTCTTCGTAGTGGCCGTTGTCGGAGTAGCTATCGAGCTTGCTCGTGAGGTCGCAGCGCTCTTCTTCTTCCATCGGCGTCTCGTCGGGCTTCCTGTAGAGCTCGACTTCGCGCTGGGCCATCGACAAGAGATCGAGAGCCGTGTACTCGAGGGCGACGCTCTTCCGCTTCCTTCCCATCTTCAACCACCCTTCCCCTGCCCACACGGGCAGCGCAGACCGCCGAACGCCGGATGCACCATCGCAGCGGGCTGCGAAGCCGGCGTGCGCCTGTGCTCGTCGAGCCGCTCCCTCAGCAAGCGGTTCTCGTCCTTGAGCCGCGCGTTCTCCTCGGCGAGCTGCTTCGCCTCCCAAGTGAGGGAGGCGACGTGCGCACACGCTTCGGAACTGAGGGCCGCGAGCTCGTCGACGATCGACGCCTTCGTCGGAACGACCGTCGGCTTGAGCACGGTGAGCTGGTGCTTCACGGCGGCCTCGCGCGCCTCGCGGCGACGAAGGCGCTCCGCCGTGAAGATATCCACGCCCTCTGCGTCGGGCTTGGCGAGCGCTTCGTCGATCGCCTGCGTGAGCTTGGCGAGCTCGGCAGCACGCGTGGGGCGCCACGTGGCCGCTGCGTCGAAATGCGGGTTCAGGACCAGGGAGAGGGTGCGCTCGAGCTCGTCTTCCTTCTCGAGCGCTCCCCGGATGTTGAATGCCCGCTTCTTACTCGTCATCGATCCGCCCTCTCTTCCATCTTTCCGACCTTCAGTTCGAGATACGCGAGCGCCGCGATCAGCGCGGCGTACTCGGCCAAGGAGGCTCCCGAGTACACGACCACGAGCCACCACATGAAGGCGAGAAAGCCTCCGTGGATCAGCCAGCCCATGATGAACACGAGGAGGCTGCGATGGTGTCGCTTCACTGCTTCTTCTCCTTGGCGCGGGTCTTTGCTCGCTGCTCGAAGATGTTGACCGCTTTGATCCCACGAGCGATCACCGCATCCTGCTTCGCCTGCGCTTCGGGCATGCTGCAGCGGATGCACTTGTCGCCGGGCAGGAAGCCGGGGTGCTTCGGGCACGACGGCAGAGGTGAGAGTCGCTTCATCGGAGGCGTCCTTTGCGGGCGAGCGCGGCCGCTGCTCGGCGGTCACGCCGGTTGGGCTTCATCGGCGCCGGCCCGAAGCCGAGCTTCTGGGTCTTGGCGATCTGCTGGAGGATCTGGTCGAGAAGCTCGCCCTGCGCCGCTGGCGCCTTCTCCAGCGCCGTCCGGAGGGCTTCCCGGCGCTCAGCGTGCGCGGCGGCGAGCGTCGCCGCGTACTGCGCGCGCAGCCGCTCCTCGACGAGCTCGGGGTCGTTGGTGCGGGCGAGCTCTTTGCGCTCGAGCTCTTCGAGCGCGGTGAGCGCCACGCCGACCTCGACCGGAAGGCCCTCCGGAAGCTGGACCTCAGTCACGAGAGCTCTCCTACGATCGCCGGCAGCGCGCCGAGCGTGGTGAGGACGTGCTTCTCGACCGCGTCGAGTTGCGCGTCCGCTTCGATGACCTCGAGCCGCGCTTCGTAGCTCTCGGGCTGCGCGCGCAGGAGCCGCGCTGCCGTGAGGACTTCGACACGAGCTTCGGCTAGCTGCTTCAGGCCGCGCTCGATCTCCAGAGAGCGCACCGCTGCGTGTTTGTGGTTGAAGACCTGAGTGCTCGAGCGCGTGACGACCGCGCTGCTCTGCGTGAGTCGCACGGACACCTGCCAGACGGGCGGCGGCGGCGGGTAGGAGATCTGCACGACCACGCCGCGGTGGACGGCATCTTCGACCACCACCCACACGACATCAGCGAGCTGTACCTCGTTCATTGCTTCACCTCCGACACACGGTACTGCTGCCCGTCGTAACCGATCCCGCACGGCTCAACGAGGCCGAGCAGCCACAGCGCTCTCAACGTCCGCTCGGTGCCTTGGACAAGCGGTCTGCGCTGCGCGCCTTCGAGCCTGTAGAACGGGGTCTTTGCAGCCTCCGGACGCGCCTCATATCGCTTGATCGCAAGCGACCCAGCGGCGGTTGCCGGGTTCTCCCGCAAGAGCTCGAGCACCTCTTGCTGAGCCTTCGTGAGCTTCCGGTCCTTCAGCGTAAGCCGCATCAGGCGCCTCCTCCCAGCTCCGCCAAGGTCACCGTGCGTCGCACGGCGCACCCGGCGTCCTGGCGCTCGAGGACCGCCTGGCGGTGCCCCAGCGCCTCGAAGACGTCCACGACGGCCCACTCGTGGCCGGCGTAGAACACGCGGCGCAGAGCGGCGCCTGCTCGGCGCGCGGCGTCGCCCTGCGTGCGGCCGTTGTCGCGGCTCGCGGCGTAGAGCTTCGCGAAGAGCTCGAGGCTCACGCCACTTCCTCAGCGAGCTCGACCGCGAGGTCGACGAGGTCTCGAGCGTCGATCACGCGCGCCGCGACGTTCGCCCACTTGCGGCGCTCCTCGGAAGGAAGGTGCGTCCACTCCGTCTCGTCCTCGACGGCGATGACGCCCTCGCGCGCAGCAGCGACCCAGATCGCTCGCGCCATGATGTCGATCAGATTCTTCTCGGACAGATGCATACTCGATCTCCTCACCACGGTTGCGGGCGCACGGTGCGCAGCAGCTCGATCGTGCCCGTGGTCTTGTTGTAGCGCGCCTTGCAGTACGCCTTGGGGACGTTGCCGATCATGCGCGCGATGCTCTCGACGACCGCAGGCTCGTCCAGCTCAACGACGATGGAGCGCGCCTCGTTGTAGATCAGCACGCGCCCCGCGGGCTCGAGGCTCAGTTGCACTTTCACGATCACCGGTCTCGCTCCTCGGCCTGAATCCACAACGCCGCATCGAGCAACGCTTGACTGTCCGGGCACACCGTTTGCGGCCGCGTGATGTACGCGTGCGCAACCACGCTCCCTGCAATGATCGCACAGAGCAGGATGACTACGAGTGCCGTCATGCGGTAGTGCACGCGCCTCGTCACCTCGCTCGGAGCGGGCTCGGGGTCCAAGGCGTCGACCCGACTCTCGAGCGAGTCGACCGCAAGCTCGAGAGCTCGCAAGCGCCCTTCGATTCGATCTGAACCGCGGTACGGGTCGGTCGCGGTCATCGCGATCTCCCGACTCGGATGGTGACCTCGAGCGCGCCGTCTTCCTCTTCACGCCGGCGTTGGAGCTCGTCGGTGAGGTAAGCGACGAGCTCGTCGTCGAGCTCGTGCGCGCGCACGAAGTTGAGCAGCAGCTCGTGGACCTCGATGGTGTTGGCCTCGAACCGGCTGCGCAGACGCGCGATGCGCTTTTCGAGCGCCACCCGAGGGATCTCGGGCAGTTCGAGCTGCGGGCCGCCCGCCATCACGGCACCCCCAGGATCTTGTGCGTCTGCAGCGAGAGCCGCCACGCCGGGTTGCGCATGACCCACGCAGCGGCTTGCGACTGCGTCTGAGCGTGGATCAGGCTGCGCCCGATATCGCTCGGGAAGACCGACGCCTTCGGCTGCACGAAGAGCCTGACGTCGCCGAAGTGGTTGCCCGAGTCCATGTCCGCGCGGTCGGCGTAGAGCTTGCGGAAGTGGTGCCAGTAGATGTCGGGGTCGTAGTCGGGGAAGACGACCTTGAGCTCGGTGAGGTACTGAAGCTGCAGCTTCTCCGGTCGCACCTTCGGGGAGCACGTGATCTGCAGCTCGCGCCGCCTGAGCGCGCGCAAGAGGATCTCGCTCTCGGGAAGAGGGCGAGTGCCGTTGGTCTCGATCGAGATCGACTCCGCGGCGGTCCCCTGCTTGAGCGCGAGGTAGAGCTCTTCGCTGAACTGCAGCAGCGGCTCGCCGCCTGTGAGGACGATCAAGGGCAGGCGCCTGCCGCCGGTCTGACCGTGAAAGTGGTGATTGACGGTCGACACGAGGTCCTCGAGCGTGAGGTGCTCGCGAGCCTGGAAGTCGGTGTCGCACCACAACGGGCAGTCCGCCCCGTTGCGCGCGGCGTCATCGGCGCGCGTCTCGGGCGTGTTGCGCCAGAGGTTGCAGCCCGCGAACCGAATGAACATCGCTGGTGTGCCGGCGTTCGAGCCCTCGCCCTGGAGGGTGTAGAACACCTCACTGATCGCGTACTTCTTCACGTTGCCCTCTCTTCCTTCCTTGGCTTCCGCGCCGCGGGTGTTCTTCAGGCGAGCTTCTCGGGCGCCATCCGCTCGAGGTAGTCCTTGCAGATCGCGATGAGCGCGTCGCTGTCCGTCGGCGCGCCCAGCCGCCGCGCGATGCTGATCGCGCTCTGGATGATCCCCATGCCCGAAGAGCGCGTCGTGATCTTCAGCTTCACTTCGGGGCCCTGCTGCTCGACGTCGACGCCGGTCGCGTCGGGGGTCGCCTGCGCCTCGGGGGGCATCTCGAGCGTCGTGAGGTCGAAGTCGGCGATGTCGAGGAAGCGCTTGAGCTCTTGGTCGGAGTACGGCAGCACCGCGAGCAGGTCGACGTCCTCGTCGCGCAGGCTCTTGATCAGGTCCGCCATCAGCGTCGTGTCGGGCTCGCCGCGCGTCTCGTTGAGCACGACGGTGAGCCGCTTGGCGTGCGCATCGGGAATCTCTCCGAGATTGATCACCGTGATGTTGGAGTAGCCCTCCGCGATGGCGGCGCGAAAGCGATGCTCGCCGTCGACGATCTCGAAGCCCGGAACACCCGGCACCACGCGCACAGTCACCGGGTCGACGAAGCCGAACTCTTTGATCGAGGCGCGCTCACGCTCGAAGATGAACTCCGACTGCTTGTTGGGGTTCCACGGGTTCGGCCGCAGCTCCGTCACCGAGACAGTCATCGTTTCGATCGCGGTCGCCGGGGCAGTCGTCGAGGGCTTCGTGGCTTCGGTCTTCTTCTTCGTCATAGCGTGTACTCCTTCACGGGGTGTGGCGTGATCTTCTTGTCGAGCCACTGCTGGTAGTCCGCGAACGCCACGGCGGTCGCGAGCATCTGCAGGTCGTTGGTTCGTCGAGTCGCTGACGGCTCGATCTTGAGGCGGTAGCGCGACTGCACGATTGCGCACCAGTCGTCGAAGCGCTTGGCGCGCTCCTGCGCCGCCGGGGACAGGGCGCGGTTGCGGGTGCTGCCGCGGATGGCTTCGCAGCGCTCGAGCTTGCCCGGAGTGTGGTGCATGAAGCCGACGCCATACATGCTCGTCGCGATCCACGATGTCGAGTCGCAAGACCACGCGAGCGACGTCTCCATGAGACGCGGGATCGTGCAGCCGAGCAGATGGATCCGCGGGTAGTTGTTCGGGCCGACGTTGCGACGCACGTGCTCGAGGAGCCTGAAGACGCTCTCGGTCTTCCCCGACTTCGCGGTCCCACCGCCGAGGATGCGTAGCTCGGGCACGGAGAGCGCGATGTAGCTCTTGCTCTTCGCGAGCTCGATGAGACCGTCGATGCCTTCGGGCGCGTGCCACGTGTAGATCACGCGGTCGCCGAGAGGCTTGAACTCCTCGCGAAGCCGGTGCGTCGCGTCCATGCCCAGCAGCTTGTGGGTGTCGCACTCGACCAGCATCCCGCGGTAGCCGTAGCGATCGAGGATCTCGAGGTAGCTTCGGGTGTAGTCGCGGTATGCCTCGAAGGTGGGCTCGATCTGCCCTTTCTTCGTCCCGAACATGAACGAGTAGAGACCTGAGTCGATGATCATTGACTCCGGGTCGCGCGAGGCGAGCGTCGCCCCGAGCTTCGGGTTCACCTCGAGGATGCTGTTCAGGCGCCACGGATG